ATGCCTAGGAAGAGGGCCACGGGGGCGGCACGTCCGTACCCGTATCGACAGAAACGCAAGGACGGCACGTATGTGGAACGGTGGAAGGTCGAACTGTCGTTGGGCAAGGGGCCTGACGGCAAGTACCGGACGAAGCAGATCACGGCGAGCACGTTCAAGGAGTGCCAACGCAAGCTCAAGGAGGCACGCGAACTGCTGAACAGGACGGGCGACGTCACGGTGCATGAGGATGCGCTGCTGACGGATTACGTCGCCATGTTCCTTGATTCCGCGCATCGTCGCGTCTCGCCAGGAACGATGCGGAACTATCGGCCGGAAGCCAGGAGGATCGGCGAGGCGTTCGCAGGCGTGCGGGTGCGTGACGTGAGGGCGAGCATGGTCAGGTCGTATCTTGAATCACGCGCCGCCGTGGCGCCGCACATGGAGGCCTTGGCGCGCAGCGTGCTGGGGCAGGCGCTCGATCTCGCCGTCGCCGATGGTGCGATTATGGCGAACCCGTTGCATTCCGTGCGGCCTGTGCGTCGACATGGCGAAGCCGAGACGAAGCGTCGCGCGTTCAGCGTGCCCGAGTTGCAGATGATGCTGGGCAATGCGGCGAAGATGCCACTTCCGGTGGCGGCGCGCATGTGGTGGCGCATGTTGACGGGTATGCGGCAGGGTGAGATTCTTGGCGTGGTGGTCGAGGAGCTGCATGTCGATGCGCCGTATCCGTTCTATACGTTGCGCTGGTCGATGGCCGAGGTGAGCAAGAAGCATGGGTGCGAACGTCTTCCCGACGGTTCGTGGTCGTGTGGCAGGAAGCGCGGCGCATACTGTCCACAGGGCGTGTTCGACGTGCCTGATGGTTTCCGTATGCGGCCGACATATGGCTGTCTATGCTTGAAGGCTCCCAAGAGCGGCAGGTCGAGGACGGTTCCGTTGATCGCGCAGCTGGTGGCGGTGTTGCGTTCCTATCTTGCGTATACGGCGGATTGGCCGAACCCGTACGGGCTGCTGTTCCGCCATGAGGACGGTACGCCCATCTCACCGAAGGAGGATAACGCGGATTTCGACCGGCTTCTGCTCATGTGCGGCATGGAACCGAAGGAGCGCACCGGCCATGAGACCCGCTACAGTGCGGTGACGTTGCTGCGAAAGGCTGGCGTGGATACGAAGACGGTGCTTGAGATCGTGGGCCATACGACGATGCAGGTGGATGACATCTACCGTACGGTGGACATGGCGGAGAAGGCCGAGGCGATGAACGAGCTGGGCGAATCGTTGCAACTGCCCAAGGGATTGCTGCCCGGTGGGGAGGGATGACGTGCTGTGTCTTCCGATTTCCTCGATTTCGACCGACTTGGACGGCGGCCTTTCTTTAGCTTTCCTTTACCTTACTTATCTATTACTTTATAAGACATATAGAAGTTCACCTAGCTCAGGGCGCGCCAACACGCCGCGTAGATATATAGTAGTTCATCTGGTGTGATATATTCGTGTTACAAGAAAAGCCCCGCCTTCTAGCGACCAAACTCTAAGACGGGGCGCGGAAAGCAAGTAGCTTCCATGTCCAACTATAGCAGTCGGCATGGAGGCGGAAAGATGACACACATGTCCTACCAGAACGTTGACCTTGTGAACAAGGCGTCAAGCGAAGGCCGACTGCTCAAGCCACGCGGCGGCAACGTCGTCACCGACAGCTTCGTCAAGTGCGTGCTGACCGACATGGCGCAGGCGTCGATGCAGTGGCCTCCGACCGAGAAGATGAAACGCAACCACACCCCAGCGCGGCTCTACACCGGCGGCTGGAGCATGATAGCCGACATTGAAGGCATGATGCTGCTTCCCAAGGAAATACTGTTCGAAGGCACTGAAGAACAAGTGGAGGCGGAACGCGAGAAACGCGCGCGCACAGCCAAGGCGCGAATAGTCAAGGCGTGGGCGTTTCTCAAGGAGCGTGGGCTCATCAAGCAACTGTATCCGCAGTCACTTGGCAAGAATGCCGGATACCTGCTACTGATCGGCGACGCCACCGAGAACGATGCGGTCGAACAATGGGCATGGGACTGCATCGAATGGCGAGGAGGCGCGTGAAATGACGCAGTGGTTCACGTCTGATACGGTTTGAGCCCTCTTAAATGTAGCTAACGTATCCCGTAGCGACATTTAACAGGCTTGGTGTGGTTCTCGCTGCATGATCCTTGCTTTGAAAGGAATGAAGATGATTAGTAGTTCCATCGTCGCGGTTAGACAGCCCGGCGTTCCTGACTCGAATAAGTATCTGCTGTATTATGACACCGATTGGGATTGCTGGTTCTTCCCGAACCGTCGTTCCACTCCGGATATTCAGGATGATGAGCGTGATCTGCGGAACTATTTGAGCGTCGAGTTCAAGGTTTCCGCGCAGGATTGCGAGCTCGCGATGCGCGGTACTGAGGAGAGTACGAAATACTCCACTGAGCACGACGAGGAACGACACTACCTCTACCGCATCTACTCGGGTGATGTGCAGACGCTTCCTGAGCATTGGGAGTTGGATGGAGAGTTTGAGATCGGTGGTCACCGGTGCATGTGGATGACTATCGCGGAAATGCTTGCAGATGAACGCATTCATGCTGTCAACTACGATGTAGTGACCGCAGTGCGCGACAGTCTATGAAGCTGTCGGTCTAGGTGTGGATAGGACGTTATGGGGGTTGGCGCAAATGGCTCAAATACTGGCGCAAATGGCTTGAATGGCTCGAATCACGTTCGGAATGCCATTGCCGCAGGTATGAAATGACCCCGCCTGGTTCGCTCTCCCGGGGGAGGTCGCGTGCGGGGTACTGTCACCGACGCAGTACCCATGCCGGTCTTCCCATTCGCTGACCGAGCACTCCCAATCAGCAGGCGAGGACCAGCATGGGCCACTAGTGTTTACCGCGTACCAGCAAGCATACCACATGCTATAATTGAACAAGCTCATCTACCTAGTTGTAGAAAGAGTATCCTGGGTCGCTGCGGCGACCTCTGCTTTTACCAGACGGCACCAACAGAAATGCCACATGGTAGAATCGTCCGCAACAGTACCCCCGCATGCCTCTACCAACAGGTAAGCACAACCCGCGGGGCTCTTCCATATGCAGTGAAGGCCACCCACCCATACCAGGGGAGTGGCCTTCACCGAACTGAACCATGCCCAGCTTTCTCACCGACAATTATAGCAGACGATTTAGTATTCTGATACGTAGATTGGGCCGATAAGCGGTGACCTTATGCCCTTGGGGGCCGGCATTTTGCGAATTGCCCTCCTGATTGCAGTAAGCAAGGCATCGCTGCATTCTCTCGAACACACATGCCGGTATCGAAGAACGGATGTAGTATCTTCCTGAATCGGATGGCCGCATATGATGCATGGGGCATCGGTTGTGGCCTTGTCTGGATGTTTTGCAATCTCGGATGCTCTAATGTGACGGTCGTCCATGATCGCGCCGGCTATCCATTCGTCAAACTGTTCCGCTAGAAGTGCCTGATATTCGATATTCCTTGCTGCAACTTGGCGTTCTCCTGCGAGTTTCTCTGCGGTTTTCCCTGCTGTGGCAAGGTCATCCTTCCCGACATGTTCTGACAGCTCGCATGCCAGTCGTGCGCATGTGATGGCGTCGTAGACTGGATCGTGATGATCTGATAGTTTCTCATCGAAGACATACCGCACGGCATTCTTAAGAGATGACGATTGCTGCCATTTTCTTGGTGCCTCCTTATGTTCCGGGATGGCGTCATCGTAGAACACCATGGTGCAGAACCAGTCATTACTTGGCGGGTCAAGTTCGTAGCGTTCGCATGCGCGCGCCAGCATTGACATATCCGCCGTGGATGCGCTGTGCGCAACGAGAATGTCATCTCCGATGAAGTCAAGGAATGACTGGTATACGTCCTTGAACGTCGGTTCGCTTTGTAATTCATCAGGCGAGAGCCCACCGTTTTTACGCAGTTCCATAGTCGAGGCCGCATGGTCGGTTTCCGGGTTGACGAGTATGTGATATGTTCCAACCGTGGTGGCATCACGGACTCTCGCCGCACCGATAGCACATATTTGGCCGCCTACGGTTTCGAAATCGACTGCCGTGAAGTCAATAGGCATCATTGTCCCTTTCTCTGAAACCTAGGTTTACGAGACTTGACGATACCCTACCGCTGTGTTGCTTTTGTGCAATGTTCCGTAATCTGATTTGCGTAATGACGAATATGCGTTGTAAAGTCAATATTCGTCGAACAGATGTTCGATGATACTGGGAAAAAGGAGCGTCGGCAGCTCCGCCAAGAACACGCCGACGCTCGATGAACGACCTACGAGGAGGTCATATTGTTAATTGTAGTAGAAGCACCTAATCTTCATCTCCCTTCCTTCGTGATGCCGCGAGCTTCGTCGATCAGTGCGAAAGCGTTGCGCATCCCGAACAAGACGGCTATCTCGTCCAGCTCGTCGGCGGTCCATGCCTTGCGCGCATTGAGTCGTACGTTGACGTATGACTTCGCTCGGCCGATTCGGTTGCCTATCTGTTCATTGGTGATTCCTTTCTCTTTTGCGATCTGGTCTACTGCGTGCGCGATGGCGGTTGCCGTGGCTCCGATTGGTTTCATTTCATCATTGCGAACCATGTCTTAACTATATCTCATTTGAGAACGATAGTCAAATTGTAGCAACCCAGCGAGAACGCTGTATGAAGTGACACGTGCGACACGCCGTGTTCTCATATGAGATTGACTTAAATCAAGAAATGAGTATTCTGTAAACCAGCGGTTCTCTTATGAGAACAAGAAGGAGTGAACATGAACTTGAAAGAAGCGCTGAGTACGGCGATCATCACGCAGCAAGCGCGTGCAGGAGTGACCAACCGCGACCTGTCAAAAGCTCTGGACGTAAGCGAAACACAAATCGTCAAATACCGCACAGGTCAGACCGCGTGGCCGCTAGGGAATCTGGATACCATCGCCAACGCACTCAAACTCGACAACGGATGGCAGCTTCTGGAGCTTGCCAAGAACGAGGCGCTAATCGCGGAGCGTGCCACGGTCGCTTGACCGGTGTGCAAGCGGGAAAAGGAGGAGTGCTGATGCTTGACAAGCAGAACGTGTCTGCCTACGAGGACGACCGTAGGGGGTTTACCTCTCATGGTCGTGCGCGTTACGGGCTGCTGAACGTGTTGGCTGTGGTCACGGCGATCGTCACGCTTGGGGTGATGGTGTTCGGTCCGGGCGCGTGCGCCAACCCGGCCGGATACCTGTTGGGTTGGTTCGTGTTGACGGTGAGCACGCTTGTTGCGGTTGCCCCGCTTGTGGACAGGTTGCCCGACGAATGCTTCGACGATGAGGAGGAATCATGATTGTCGTGTTCGACGATGAAAACGGCGATCCGCTCGTTTCGGTGGATGAGCTGATGCTGTTCTTCGACCGCACGATTCAAGCGTTGGAGGAAACGTTGGATGAGATGCGAAAGAACGGTGTCGTGGATGGAACGACGTATCTGCACGCGATGCTGAGCCAGACGCGTTTTCTTCGAGGACGGATCGTGGAACTGGTGGACACCTCCAGCGATACGGTGCTTGCGGCACGGGACGAATTATATGAGCTGCGGGACAAAATATTCGCCACCGAGGGGGAAGCCAATGGTGACGAAGCGTAATCGGGACCGCATTCTCAAATGGGTCGCCGACGGTGTGCCTATCGACTGGATCGCGAAGAACGTGGGTTTGCAGACGGTCGAGGTCGAGCTGATTGTCGCTCAGGAGGAGCGGAAGGCGTGGGAGGTGCAGGAATGACGACCGTCGTTGATTCCGAACCGTCCTGCCGCACCTATCTGAACCCGGTTTTGTTCGAACGGCACGAGGATACGCACAAGAAGCTGCTGCACATTCTCATGCCGGGCGACACGGTCGTCATAGGTCAGTCGGCGCGGCCGGGCGTGGTGCAGGTCGTCCGAAACGTGGTGGTCGGGTTCGAGAACGGTTGTTTCACGATCGACCAGCGTCCCGACCGGCTTGTGTTGCCGCATTATCTGCACACCGACCCGGCTGACAAATGGTATTGGCGGTTGCTCGCAGTGTTCAAACCCGTCAAGGACAAGACGGTAAAACCCTCGCATAACTGAACAGGGGACGGTCGTGCCTGAGTTCTCAACGCACCGTCCCCACCCCACATTCTTCAAGAAAGGAAACCGTTATGGAAACCACTACCGATACCGGCGCACGGTACACGCAGGACGATCTTGGCGCCATGTGCGTCGAGTTCGAGAAACAAGTCAACCTGTACGTTGCCTTGGCTGAGCAGATGTTTGAGCGCATGAGCGTCAAAGACCTTGATGACGACGCGAAAGCGCTCATGCTGCACGGGTTCGACCATGTGCAGAACGCTGGGGACCGTGTCGTTGACACGGGCGTGCTTATTCAGGACCTTGCCAATGTGCTGCCGTTGGATGGCACCGAGTGGTGCCGTAGCGACAATAAGGATGAATGGTCCGAGCAGCATAAGCGTTTCGTCGAACAGCTAGACCGGTTCCATGAGATGCGTGATCTTGTCAGATCAAAGATAATGCGCGTGGCCACCGAGCTGAACGAGATGAAGGCGATGGAGGACTTTGCGAACGGGGGTGGAGAGTGACGCCAAGGATCGAGAAGCAGATCATGGGCGTCAAGGAGGCTGCGGACTACATGGACATGAGCGTGGAATCGTTCAAGGAGGATTTCGGTCATGTCATCACGTATCCGCCGCATGCGCGCCGTAATCAGGGTCATGTGAATCTTGAGGACCTGATCGAGGCGCAGCGGGGACAGCCTCATACGCCGCAGAAGAAATAAACCCCCGCTTCATGGCCGTCGCAGGTTTGCCCCATGCACAACACCGCCCGTATGGGGGTGTCGAACGCTGGAGCCGGTTCGATTCCGGTGCGGCCAACTATGCGGGATGGGCGTCAACGCCACGCGAACCCGGGTTTAGCGGTTGTCCGGGCGAAGCGAACGATGCGTTTGCGGCTAACGACCGTCGTCCTTCCATGACGATCAGCCTTCCTGGACTCCTGTGGGGGATATGCCGCCGCAGCGTCCACACCCGCACCAGATTTCACACACACGGCAGAACGGAAAGGAGGATCCTGATGGACTCTCATGGGCATTACACGGGGGTGTGCGCGGATTGCGGACAGACACGCCCGCTGTATGCGCGTCGCATGTGCCGGACCTGTTACAGCCGGTTCGTCAACGACATGAATGTCGGCGTGTGCACGGTGTGTTCGCGTATCCGTCGTCTGGTCGCGAAGCGCATGTGTTACACATGCTACTCGCATGCGCGCGGCTACAAGAAGCCACGCCATGAGGGGGAATGCCGAAACTGCGGCCGTCATATGCGTCTTGAAGCGAAACGGCTGTGCCGCACCTGTTACAGCAAACAGCTGGGCAGATGGGAGCAATGCTCGCAATGCCACGAGCGTCGCCTCGTCTACGGGCCGCGATCCATCTGTCCACGATGCCGACTCAACAACCATCGCAAACAACACAGAAAGGACTACGCATCATGAAAACCCGAATCAGCAAACACGGCAAATACCAGATCATCGAAGGCACGTACGGGGAAATCAAGGACTTGCTTCAACTCGGTGACATCCTGCGCACGCTAGACGATGTCCCGGAAGGGATGAAGAGAAGCGACTTCGATGCCCGGCTTGTCCGACGCATCCCGTCACAAGAAATCATGGACCAGGTCATGGAGAACCTGTCCTTACCGTCAAAGGCCATCGCCATATTCGCGATGATGGAAAGCCCCACCGAGGGGTTCTCCCACTCGTGGGCCCTTCAGGACCTCAAAACCGGGATTGTGTACATCTGGTCCGGCGAGTACGACGATACGCCATGCGCCATCAAACGCCCCATCTCCACGGGAGAAACCGCCACGACCGAACCTGAACCCGAACCTGAACTAGAACCAGAGCCGAAGGTTCCGACCGAACCCGGCCTGTACAAGGACAGTGAAGGCGACTATGTGCTGTTCCACTATGTGCCCTATTCCGACAAACTATATTGCACGCAGGTCACCGTCGCGGAAAGACTTGGCTTACCGCCTAGGGCATTTGAGGTCGAAGACATTTCCCTCCAAGACTATACGCCGTACACCCGTGTCACCGCCGTCAAGGATGCCGAGGTGGAGCAATGAGCAAGAAGATGAAGCAGGATGCGCTTGTTCCTGACGAGTTGACGCCTGATATGACGCTCATGCTGATACCGGCAGCGGCCGCGTTGCAGAAGGCGTGCGCGGGCTATCTGACGAAGGTGCGCATGCTGATGGAAACCCGGGACAAGGATTCATGGCGTGAGAAGTGGCCGGATTCAGAGATGAGCGCATGCGTCGAGGTCGTGTACGACACGGCCGATATGGCGCAACGCATGCTGAAGACCGCGCAGGCGATCTCGACGATGCTCGTAACCCCGTTGAACAGTCATGAGATCGTCCTGTTGGACGAGTTGCGTCGAAGTCTTGAACCCGACGACGTGGACATGGACACGGGCGAACTCCAGTGAAAGACAGTAACGAACGCCCGTTGCCCAGTGATGTGCCAGTGGAGGACACGTTCACAATCAGCGAGTTCCTCCACTCGGTGCACCACCCCAAGGCGGACATGACGCGCGCGACGATCCGGTTCGGACAGTACGCGTTCAACCAATACCGCAAACAGTATGGGCAACCACCGTACACGCGGCGCATCAACGGCAACGGGCCAGTCAAGGTCTACCTAGACCCGATCGAATACATCTTCCTGCGCCGCACATACGAACAGTGGCGGCGTAGACACCAAGGAAAGGAACACGCATGAGCGACGACACCTCAGCATCCGATAAGAAGTTGGATGCCGACATGCAGACCGTTGCGGACATCACCTTCTATGAAGACTATGACTGGGAAGCCTACCGCGTTGTGAAAGACAAGGACGGCCTGTATCTGATGACGGATTGCGGCTGCTCATGTTACAGCCCATTCGAATACTGTTACGGCCTGGGATGGCGGGAGTTCCACAACAAGGCCGGTGAACAGTTCATGGACTATGCGACCGGGCCTCTTACCAGCTTCCAAGCGGTCGGCGAACTCATGAGCCTATTGGACTGTAGCCACTTCGCTGATCTTGACAACGACGTTGACCGGAAGGAAATCGAGAGCGCGGTATGTGCGATCCTCGACGCCAACATCAACACAACATCTCACACAGAAGAGAAGGAGACAGCATGATTACCAGCAAGCACGGTTACGTCGGTAACAAAAGATGCGTGAAATATTCGGGGTCGCACGCCGAGCTGATAGCCATGCTCAAAGAAGGCGACATCGTGACCCTGCTGCGACAGAACGACGACAAGTCGCACAGCATCAAAATCACCGGCACCGTCCTCAGATTGAAGGAAGCCTCCGTACTCATACGTGCTTGCAGCGAAGACACGTCGATACCAGTCATGTGTGAAGACACCCGCCGCTGCGGGAACAACACGTACGAGTACGAGATCACGTCCATCAAACGCTTCGTCGAGAACATGCTGCCTGATTCGCCCGGCCTATGGAAAGACCGGAACGGCGACGTGTGGATTATCGGCGAAAGTGCGCTTCTCGGCCAGCTCATCCGTATTGACGGCCAATGGCATACACGAACCGTCATCGCAACCCAGCCCGAATACGCGGAATACGCCCCGTTCACGAAACTCACGCTCACCGAGGCGTCATCGTGAACGATCGGCTGTCCGCGCGGCGGCGTGACGAGTACGAAACAGACAGGCTCATTCACGTTGCATCCAATACCGCATCCGCAGCCGGCAACTACACCATCCACCTATGGCAGCAACTTCTACAGCACGGCATGACCGTCACACCCATAAGGAGCAACCAGTGAAACAGACAGATGAAGCATTAGTCGAACATGTCGAGAACATGAGCACGCAGGAGGTGTTGCAGAACATCGCCTTGTGCAAGACGCTCATGGACAGGCTCAAACGATACGACAAGATACTGCGTGAGGAGTTCAAGGAGCATCACGCGGACGTGGACGAGTCCGTCGCCACCGTCAACGGGTTGGCCGTCGGCCGTGTCAGCGTCACGAAGGACGGCCTGGACACGTATGTCGTCAAGGACAATGTCGCCTACGGCGCGTTCCTCAAAGAGGTCGGCGAAGTGATCGCGGGCGGTTTGCAGGCGTGGGAGGAACGTCCGGTGGCCCGGCCGGAGGCGTGTACGAACGGGTATCTGCGCACCGTCGTCGAGAAGAACGGCGGTGAGCTGCCAGACGGTGTGGACGTGCGCCCCGGCCGTCCCGCGACCGTCGTCTACAAGCAGACCGTCAAAGACTATCCCATCAGTGCAACGGACGTGCAGAACGTCCTTATCAAGGAGATCGAAGCATGAGCGACGAAGACGAGGCCGTCCCGATCAGCATCAGCCTCACCGTTTGGGAAGGCCGCATGGGCGTGAACTATCTGACCCGCCGCATGGTCTTTGACGAATACGGAGCGTTGGAAGACGACTGTTACCGGCCGAACCCGACTGTTGAATTCGACGAGGAAACGATTCGACTGATGGAAGACACGCTACGCGGGATGCAGAGGGAGCTGAACCGGCGCAAGAAAAACAAGAAGGAGGACGCATGAATCAGGAACTCACCACTGGTAATCGTCTGGGTATGCAGACGGTGCCACGCACGTTCGGCGAACAGATGCATTTCGCCGAGGTCGTCAGTCAGGCCAAGGGCATGCTGCCGCGCGCCTACGAGGGCAATCCGGCGAACGTGCTCGTCGCCGTCCAGTACGGCGCCTCACTAGGTATCGAACCGATGGCCGCATTGCAGAACATCGACGTCATTCAGGGCAAGCCGACGTTGAGCGCGAAGGCCGTCGCCGCGTTGGTACGCGCCGGCGGGCATAAACTGTGGATCGCGGAGGACGAGACGCGTAAGAGCGTGACGTGCACGATCGTGCGCGGCGACGACAAGGAGCATCCGTTCACCGCGACCCGTGACATGGCATGGGCGCAGCAGATGGGCTTGACCGGCAAGGACAACTACAAGAAGCAGCCGATGACGATGCTCATGTGGCGTGCAATCACCGCCTGTGCGAACAAGGCGTGTCCCGAACTGTTCCTCGGTCTTGGCGGCGCGTACACGGCCGACGAGTTGCACGACATGGATGCGCCGGTGGAGGCGACCGTGGTCGACGAGGATGATGCGGATGCGTGGCCGTCCTCGAAGCTCGACCTGATCGCCCGCATCGACAACATCATCTCGATGCTGGACATCAAAAAACCACAGAATCGCCTACGCGTCTACGAACTGCTGCACGAAGGCCCGGTCAAGGACCCGCTTGTGGACGTTGACGAGGACGAGCTTGCCATGTGGGTGCAAGGCGGCGACGAATTCCTCAAAACTCGTATCGAAACGCTGGTGCAGCAAGCCAAGGAACGCAAACACGCACACGAGGAAGCACAGACCGAAGCTGAAACACAGAAGGAGGAGGCATGAGTCTTCCGTATATGACAATCGTCGGCAATCTGACTGCCGATCCGGAACTACGCCGCACGAACAGTGGCAAGACGGTCGTGAACTTCACGGTCGCGGCGAACAACCGCCGCCTGAACCAGCAGACGCAACAGTGGGAGGACGGCGATTCCATGTTCCTCTCATGCAACGCATGGGACGGCAAGAACAACATGCTCGCAAGCAATATCGCCGCATCGCTGCGCAAGGGCATGACCGTCATCGCGTACGGTCAGGTGCGTCAACGGCAGTATCAGGCGAAGGACGGTTCGACCCGGTACACGGTCGAGATGACCGTGGATCACGTCGGCTATGATCTGCGCAAGTCGGCCGTGGCGGTGAACGCTCCGAAGCCGCAACAGTCCGGCTTCAACCCCAATGGCGGATTCAACCCGAATGGGGGATTCCAACAGCCCGCACAGCAGCAGAACAACTGGGGCGCGCCACCACAGCAGCAGGCGGCGGCAGACCCGTGGGGTGAATCGTCCCAACCGTCCAACTGGAGCTTCGGCAGCAGCGACCCCAGCGCGGCCGAAGGCGGCGACGACTTCTAGCAAGGAGCCATGATGCCAAGCCCATCAGTGGACATTCCCAACATTCAGATGACGCGACGGCAACGGTTCACCGCCGTCTCGAACTTCCGCAAACGAAACGAATGGGCCATCGAACACGACCCGCACACGCTGCTCGACAACAATCCGGGCAGGAGCGTACGCGAAGCGTTCGAGCAGCTCAAAGCCGAAGCCGACCGTGAGCATGAACTGCGCAAGGAGAAGGAACGCCTCGACACGAAACGCACCGTCAGACGTCTCTACGAGACACGCTACTGCGCGTTGACCGACGTGGAACGCGTCCAGCTGCGCATCTTCTTGGAGAACGAGGGGCGCAAGGACATCGCCGACGCGCTGGTCGACAATGTGTCGTGCAGCGCCGATTCCATCCGCCGGCAGATCGACGCGGGCGAATGGGACAAGGATCCGGAAATGGATTGGCTCACATTGCTGCCCGTCCGTGTCAACCCGGACGCGGACACGGGAGGCGTCGGAAGGTTCCTCGCCGACTTGCGTGCGCATAGGCGCAAATGGCGCATGTGGGGCCGGTTTCCAGAACCGCAGGTAGCGGATACGGAAGCCGCCTGGCTGCGGCAACGAGCCGGCCTCGGATTCGACATCCACACCGTCACCTACCAGCCGGACGGCGCCACGGGCGTATTCGCCCGACGACCATAAGGAGTACATCATGGGCAAGCACAGAATAATCACGGGCATCGTCGTCGTGATGGCGGTCATCGGCCTCGCCGGATGCTCAAACAGTGGCGCCGAATACGACGACCCGAACACTGGACTGTTGGAATTTCGCGTGTTCATCACGAAAGACGGACGTCGCATCGAATGCGCCACGACCGGCAGCTGTAGGGGCGGCGTGTCGTGCGACTGGGAGCATCCACTCGTGGGAAAGGAACAATGATGCATCATTGCGATCTTCCCCCGGCTGATACGAGCTTCTACGACGTGTACAAGTGCCCCATGTGTAAGCAGTGGTGGTTCAACAAGTACGGGGATTACTGGGTATGCAGAACACGGCTCAACCTGTTCTTTGACGGATACAACCAGCAATGCCGCAGCTTCCTGCGCCACAACAAGGAAGGCGCCGCATGATACGCAAACCACTCATAGCCGTTGTGGTGGTGCTGACCATGCTAACGCTCACAGGGTGCAACGATGACACAGACTACGAGTGCGAATACGTGACGCAACTATCCCCCATGTACATCGGCAATCACCTGTACATGATGCCGTACCAGCAATGCTTTCTAGTACCGAAGGAGAAGAAGTGAGCAATCCGAGCAAGCAGAAGGGTACACGCTTCGAAACCGCCGTAGTCGATTACCTGCGGTGGGCGCTCGATGACGAACGCATCCAACGCCTCACCCTGCACGGCGCGAAGGATGTCGGGGACATCGGCAACGTCTACTTCCATGGCGCGCCGGTGGTCCTCGAATGCAAGGCGACGCGGACTTTCAACTGGCGCAAACACTGGAACGAATGCGAGGTCGAGATGGGCAACCGTGACACGGAGCTTGGCTGGGTCATACAAAAACGTCCCGGCTTGGGCGCGGACACGCGAGACAAAGTCGGCAGACACCTCGCCTACACGCGCAAACTGACGTATTTCCAGATGTGCGACATGGCCGGCGGTGTCGACCTCGACCATCTGACAGAGAAAATCCCGCGCAACCCGCTACTGATCGGCATCAGCCTCCACCATCTCGCACTACTACTCAACCACGGGCTTGAACTCGGCCCAGACAAGGAGACACAGCGATGAAAACATGGTTGGAAGACAACAAGCTCACCCTGTTCAGCCTCGCATGCGGTGTGATAACCATTGCCGGGAGCCAATGGTTGCCCATCATGCCACGCGTCATCCTCACCGCATGCGGCGGTCTCATGACCGGTATCGCGCTCATGCTCGGCACGCTTTGCTGGTTGCAGGACAAAGCCATGGAACAAGCCGCAAGCGACATGCAAGCCATGCGCGACGCCGCAAGCGACGGCATCAAGGTGACTGTTCCATACGGCACCGAGTTCAAGGATTCCACATGGCGCGCGGCACGCATGTCCTACGCGGACATACATGCGGAACACCACGACTGGAAAACATGGGACCAGCTCAGCGAAGAACAGCAATGGATGCTCATGGCGCACGCGCGCATGAACAGTCTCATGGCTCTCGAAATCGCCAAACGCTACAACGAACCGCAGGAGGAAACCTGATGGCTGACAATGTGAACCATAAAGCTGGACGGACTTCTGCCAATTCGTAGGAGGCTGGCACGACACCGACAACGATACGAGAAAGGACCAGTCATGACCATTCGCATCTACAAGCCCGAAGACGTGCGCGGCCTACCCAAACCCGTCACCCTATGGGCGGTATGGGAAGGCATCGACGGACGACACCACGAAAAAGCTTACGCATACACGCCCGACATTGAAATAGAACACTTGCCACCAAGAGGAAGGCAGTACACCAGCACGGTCCCCGGTGAGCATCCGCTACTCACTGCCGACTACGAGGAAGACGCGTACCAAGTGCTGCCAGGCACGTTGCGATTCATCCGCATCGAGGACGTCGCGCGCCTCTACCGGTACGTCAATAAGGCTGGGGAGACCGTGGTGTTCCACTGGGACGGATACAGCCCCGCTGAAATGGTGGCCGACCGTGTGCGCACGCTCAACGGCTTCTATCTCGACCAATACGACCGCGAGTATTCGCACATCTTCTACCCGCGCCTCGTCGATCAGGACGAACGGCTCGAACCGGACGAATGGGCCGACGACTACGACAAGATGCTGGAAAGGAGTAGGCATGAGTAAGACGACGCTTAAGCAATGGTGGGCGGACAACAAGACGACCGTGATATGGCTGGTGATCTGGGCCGGCGCCGCCATCCTGATGATCGCCACGCACAAACAAGCCTTCACCGTCTGGTCTGTGCTGCTCATACTCGCCGAAGGGCTTATCGCGGGCTTCTGCATCGGCGCCGTAAGCATCGGATGGGTGTGGCGGCAGCTCTGCTACGAGGCCGAGGAAAACCGCGTCGAACCGATCGTGTCGGAAACGTTCGACATGGTCACGGTTGACGTTCCACGCGGCGCCACGTTCAGCGCGCTCACATGGGACATGGCACGCAAAGCCTACAACGGCATTCGCAAACAGCATCCCGACTGGAAGACATGGGACCAACTCAACGACACGGCCCAATGGCTACTCATGGCCCACATAGACGCCGGCAGCCGCATGACCATCCAACTAGCCAAACACTTCAACAACGAAGACAAGGAGGAAGCATGAACACGTTCGACCTAGGCACGTGGAAAGTATTCGACCCGTCACATCAGCAGAAGGACAAATGGCAGGCACTCAAAGTACTGGAGGAAGCGGCGGAAGTCGTCGAAGCCGCCAAACAAGTCGTCATAATCGAAGAGCTTCAGTCCCAAAATCTGATGCCGAAGATGGGTTGTGAGGAGACGGCGCGGCGGGTTCTCGCCAATGAGATCGCCGACCTGTTGCAAACCATCACCAACCTGTGCGACGCGTACGACATCAGCGAAGCCGCACTGTCAAAGGCGAAAGAGTGGTGCAACCTCAAGAACACCGAACGCGGCATGTTCCAGCACGGCGAACGCACACACATGCACAGGAAGGAAGGCAAGAATGAATGACAGCGTGAACCATCCCGCACACTACGAGACCGGCCCGTTTGAATGCATCGAACTGACCCACTACTACGATTTCTGCGTCGGGAACGCGATCAAATACGTGTGGCGCCACATGGACAAGGGGAAACCGTTCGAGGACCTGAGCAAAGCACTCTGGTACGTGCAATGGGAACTAGATTGCACCGGCGACCCCATCATCAGACAGCCACCGTTAACCGACGACAAGCTCTTTATGCTTGCGGACACTGATTTCGCGCACATGCGCGAGTTCTGGGAAGCGCTCATAATCCACAGCCTGCCGAACATGCGCGCAGCCATCGAACGCCGCGCGGTCGCGCTCACAGGAGGCGGCAGACTCGAACGGTTCCAGCCAGGATCGAAGCCGCTCGGGCACGGACATGTGAGCGCACAGACGCAAGGCAAAAAACTGTTCATGCTGCGCAGGCAAAGCACCCCGCCGGTGATTGTCGGCGAAGCGATGCGCGCACGCGGCTTCGACTGGGAGAACAACACAATCCTCCTCATCGAACAAGGCGTTCGCCGCATTTACCTCGACGAAGCCATCGCCTTGCTCGAAACCTACGGCTACTGCAAGGCGAACATGTTCGAAGCAATCAACTTTATCCTGAAAGAGAGCGTCACCTATGAGTGCAAACAATGAGCATCTGCTGCTGTGGATTGACACTGAAACTACGGCCGTCAGGCCCGGGGACGGGCAGCTGCTCGAAATCGGCATGCGCATCACCAACCTCGACGGAACACCACTGACAGAGCCGGAAAACTACGATCCGTACAAGTTCAGCACCGTCATCCCGCACTCGTGCATCAACTACACGCGTGACACCGCGTATGCGATCCGCATGCATCAGGACAACGGGCTACTGGACGAAGCTCTGTGCGCCAAACCCCCCGTGAACGCAGGCGAATGGTTGCTGGATTGCGTCGACCGCCTGACATTCGGCGGCCCGAGCGTCAGGCTGCACCCGGCCGGCACCAACGTGGACTTTGACATCGCATGGCTCAGAGCCCACCAAGAACTACTTCTCACCGGCCCGGCGTGGAACGAATACGTGTCGTATCGCAAGCTCGACATGAGCACGATCCGTCTCACCCTCGAAACGGTAGGCATCAACCCATATGAAAACAGCAGAAAGGCCACGCATCGCGTTGATGACTGCCTCGACCGAGATATCCGTGACTGGATGCACTGGGTCGAATGGGTTCAGGAACACATGAACGCCGACGACCCGGCTTGTGACTGCGACTTCGGCCCATCCCTGCGCGAACGATTCGGAAGCGAGGAGGACGCATGACTGATTGGCTCAACGACGACCAGCTCGAAGCACGCATCATGTGCGACCGTCTCGTCGAACCCACCGGCACGGCGCTCAACAGCATCCAGCCGGCAAGCATCGACGTGCACCTAGGCGACTCGCTGCTATGGCAGAAACCGGGACAGGTCATCAACATGCAGCATCCCGAACGCATCCAATACGTCGAACACGAACACGTCGGCGAGTTCGAGATGAAGCCAGGCGCGTTCGCATTGGGCACCACGATGGAGACCGTCAACTGTCCGGTCGATCTCGCCGGCCAACTCATCGGAAAGAGCACCACTGCGCGCATGGGCCTGTCCGTGCATCTGCACGCAGGTTTTATCGATCCCGGCTTTTCTGGGCAGATCACGCTCGAACTGCGCAATGAGTGCAACAACACGCTTGTGCTCACGCCCGGCATGACCATCGCACAAATCGTATTCAGCAAAGGCACACCGCCAGTCAACCCGTACGGCAGTGAGGAAGCCGGCTCGCACTACCAATTTCAGACCGGCGCGACCGCACCGAGGGGAGATCTCGCATGAACCAGATCCCCGCACCCCTGTTCAGCGACCGCCGGTGTGAACATTGCGGACGACCATCGATAGGCGCCGACCGCTGCCCGCACGCGATAGCCCGACGCTACCCATGCCCAACGCAAGTACATGACCAGCAGCAGCGTGAACGACTACGACACATGGGGCGATGACGATGGACGACAAGACCTGCAAACAGCTGACCGACGCGATACAAGACGTACTCGGCATGGCCCCGTTCGTGCTCGTCGCCGACACGTCCACACCAGACGAAGCGTTCGGCGACGAGCGTACCACCCGCATCAGCGTCACCTCGCCGCCGCACCAGACCTCCTACACGACGATCGGCCTATGCGCATGCGGCCTCGACCTACTGCGCTACGGCGACGACGACGAAGACGACGACTGGGACGGCGAGGACGACTAGACACGTGGACACGTTGCTGCTCATAGGCATCCTCGCCGCACTCCTACTGATCTCATGGTGGACCGACGGACACCACTTCTAACCAAGTTAAGGAAACACCCATGGACGATACCGGCAAGTGCCCCGAATGCGGCGCACCAGTAAACGTCACACACGTCAACAGAATCGGCGACCCGACACGCCACCGGTATCACCGTTGCACGGCATGCGACTGGACCGACGCGCCAAGCAACCTGTTCGGCACCGACGAAACGCAAACCGAGCCGGCGCCGACTTCCACAACCCCGAAGAAGCCCAAGACAAGGGGGCGAACGACCATGAGCCGCAACGGGTACGCGCGCCTGAGTAACGAGTTCTGGCGTTCGCCAACCGCAATGAAGATGCTCGCGGTCAACCCGGCCGCACTGGGCTTCTACGTGGCCGCCGTCTCGTACTCGTCCGACAACCTCACGGACGGGCTGATCGAGGAAAGCGTGGCCCGATACGTGCTGCGCGTCCCCCAGGACGTCATCGACTACCTTGTGGATGAAGGCAAGTGGGAGCCGGTCGAAACCGGTTGGCTGATACACAACTACACCAAGTGGCAGAACAGCCGAGAGCAGGTCGAGACTGCGCGCGAACGTGACCGGAACCGCAAGGCGAATAGCCGTTCCGGAAACACTCCAGATGGATTCCAGACGGATTCCGCGCGGATTCCGCGCGGAATCCAGACGGACCTTAACGTTAACCAAAACCAAAACCAAAACCAAAACCAAGATTCTCTTACTGAAGGTAGTAGTGGAGGTGAGCTTACTAATCGCGCGCGCGTGCGCGTGGCCGCCCCCACTCCCGCCGGTGAGGACGTGGATGAGGATGCTCTGGTGGAATCGTGGCGCCCGTCAGCGGAGAACACCGCCCTCGCCGAACAGCTCGGTGTGGACGCGGCCAGGCTGGAGCGCAGGTTCCGTGACAAGATCGCCCGCAAGGGACTGACGGCGCTCGGTGTCAAACGGCGCACGCTGACGGCGCTAGACGCCACATTCCGCAGTTGGGTCGAGCATGAGGCGCAATGGGCGGGGGAGGGGCCGAAACAGGTCAAACCGCCCGACCCGGTGCATGCCGCGCCGCATCGGCACTCATGGTGCGGGCCGGAGGTGCGCGCCATCATGCGGCCGTACCTTGCCGCGTTCCCCGAACCGGACCCGGACGCCACGGGGCCGGACAAGGCGTGGTTCGAGGCGTGCAGGGACGTGGCTCGGCGCCTCGACGACGGCGAGGACGAAGCCTCGATTATCGAATGGGCCGAAGCCAACTACGGGCCCCAAAACCCCACAAGTGCGGCAAACGACCCGTAGAACGACGAACAAGCATCGGTATGATAAACTATGCGCATCAGGCACGAAACGCGGTCAGGTATACCGTAAAACAGCGTACAGGCGTATGTACGCCCAAACCCCGACACCGTCACGTTGAGAACAGCGAACCCCATCGTCGACGAAAGGACCCGACCGCGTGACGTGCCCGATGTGCCACAACCCCTCCACGCCAACCATCTGCCGCACCTGCAAACAACAAACCGCACAAGACCTCGCATGGCTCGCCGACAACTGCGACGACCTCGAAACCCGCTTGATCAACCGCACCTACGGACACAAAAACAACGGCGTGGGACGCGGCCGCCGAGCAGAAGCGCCCATGCCCGTACGCGTAGCGATCGCAGACGCGCTCTACATGGACCGCACGCGCAATCTCAAACAGACACTCAACACATGGGCGCGTTGTTTCAACCAGCCGCCCGCGCCAGATGGCTGCCTTGCGCAGCAAGCACGCGTCCTCAACAGTCTCGACCTGTGGACGCCGCGCAAGACTGCAGTCAGCGCCGTCTATTCAGCCGAGATGCACGCCATCGGCGAACGGTTGCGCGCAATCCACGCCGACATGAACGAAACACGCATCCAACTCGGCACCTGCCCGAACCCGGACTGCGGCAAAACCGTGTTCGGGCCCGCAGATGCGGACGAAGCCACATGCGCGCACTGCAACAACACATGGACGACAGCCATCCTTCGCCGCGCAACCGACGCGGAACTATGCGCATGTGAGGAGAAAGGCACCGCCGGCGAGCTGGCCGTCATGCTCGACAAGGTCGGCGTCAAAGTCGCCTCGGGCACGATCCGCTCATGGGCGTCAAAAGGCAAACTTATGCCCATCCTCGACAAGGACGGCAGCTCTACAAAGCGGTATTGGCTCGCCGACGTCTACAAACTCACCGACACCTACCGGCAGCAGCACCTCGACTGAAAGGACGACGACCATGCACGACGAAAAGGACGACACCATCAACGACCGCGACGCCATCGAATGCGCCGACAGCGCAGCATTCATGCTTGAAGCCGCTGTAAACAACCTGCGCCGCATCAACGCGGACATCAACGCCGTCGGCTGCTCATTCGCAGTGAACGACGCCATCGAATACACGAAAGTCACCGCGCTCATAGGCATCGGCCACGCCCTCACCGCCATCGCCCAAGCACTCACCGAGGACGAGGACGGGCCGGACGTCGCCGAACTGCTCACCAACAACATAATCACAGAACAATTCAACAACTAAAACATCATGCCATTGTGGGGAATCGTAGGCCGGCGCAAAACAGAGCCGGCCCTTGCTTCCTCATTTAAAACGCACGGAACGCGCACCGTACTTCGCCGGATCACCGTCCGAGCAGTCCGGCGACCGCGTCGCCGACACGCTGCGTCATGCCGCGCTGCGCCATGTCGTAGTAGTCGACCATCTGGCGCGTGCTCCAGCCGCCGGCGGCCATGATGTCCTGCTCCGGCATGCCCGCGTCCATCGCCAACGTGCAGAACGTGCGTCGCAACGAATGCGGCGTGATATCAGGACGACCCACCAACGCGCCGGCCAAACGCACGACATTGCGCGCCGCGTCCGCGCGCAGCCGTCCGCCACGCCGGGCGCGGAACACCGGGCCGCCGCGCCGCCTGCCGACATGGACGGCCAACGCTTCAACGACCGCGTCGGCGACGCGCACCTCCTGCTCATAGCCGCCCTTGCGACGGTACCGCAGAGTCCCGTCGGCCCGGTTCCAATCCTCGACATCAAGACCAAGGGCCTCGCTGAGCCTAGGCCCCGCCAACAACAGCAACGCGCACAGCGCATACTCCTGCCGGCCCAAACCATGCGCAGCATCCAAGAACATGCCCGCCTGCTCGCGCGTGAGGAAACTACCCGTCGACCTGCGATAAGAGCGCGGCAAGCGCACCCCCATGCCAGGATCACGCTCCAACACGCCCTCCTCGGTGACGAACCGGTAGAAACGGAGCACCACGCCGACCCACTCACGCACCGTCGCCGCCGGATGATCGCGGCGCATCCACCGGCAATACGCCTCGATATGCGAACGATGCACGCGCAACGCGTCAATGTCGTTCAGATCGCACCAACGCAGCCACGCGCGCAACGCACTGCGGTACTGCTTGTAGGTCTGCCCCGTGTAAGGCAGAAGATACGCGGACAGCAACCAGTCCAAGCTCATCGTCTCCATATACGCACAGTCTCCTTCGCGACCAACGGCTTATCGGCCGGGCCCTTGACGAACGGCGGTATCCACTGGCGCCGACGCAACGAATGCTTCGGCCCATACGCCTGCATACGCCAGAAGCCACGCACGATGAACCGATGACTGTAGCCACGCCGGGAACCATGCCCGCCTTCCGTGGACGGCCCGGTCTCGCGGCGTTCGCGCAGCACGACCATGCGCACATCACGAACCGCCCGATCCACAACGCGCGGCGGCAACGGTTCGACCGGCGCCGGCCTTGTCGGCTTGACCACATCGCATACTGTCGGCTCAGCGCTCAACGCCCACACCGCATCCAATATGTCGCCTATCGTGCCCAACACGCCCTCGAGGAGCTCACCCAGCGAATGGTCCAGCACCGGCGCCAACGGCAACGGGCACCGCAACGCTTCACGCACATTCCTGTCGTCGGTGAACAACGCCACGCCAGTATGCCGCTTACGCTGCCTGTCGATCTGAATGACCCACTGCACGGCGACGACATGCACGTCGGGCACGCCCGGACTGCACTCGAAATCCACGCCGCCATCGAAGATCACGAAGCCGGTGCTCGAAGGCGCCTCCACCTCCGGCGGCTTCTCATGCAATGCGGTATGCACCGCCAACGTGGTCATATCACGGCTGACAAACCACATAGGCGAGTGCCGAAGCGAGTCGCCGTTACTCCACGCCTCCTGCAACGCATCCTCATAATCCGGACTCGGACGCTTATACGCCCAGTCGGTCTGCGCGTCAAACCAGTCGGCAAGGCTATCGCGCAGATACGGCATCCATACCGGCGTCAATTTCGGCTTCGCCTTACGTCGTCTACTCATCTCAACCACACACCTTCCTGTGTGGTAGGATCGACCGTGCGGTCGAACCCACCGTTTGATCGCTGAACGAACCGTGAGGCCGCAAAACCACCAAGACTCGGCCCCACGGTTCCACCCCAATCCCCGGCATTGTCGCCCCGGGGCGGCCGCACGCCGAACTCAGCCAACGCTCTCAGCACAGAAGCCGGAAGCCCAGCCGCGCGCAAGGCCCTTGAACGCCTCAGCAACGTCCAGCAAATCATCCGTGCGTTCGCCAATGAACGTGCGCACACGACGCCCGCCCGGCTCCACAGCGGCAACCGTCACGCGACCGCCCACGATATTGATCTGAACAGAACGCACCGGCAGATCAAGAGCGCCATCACGAAACGCACCAATCTCGCCGACGATGTCAGTGTCAGCCGTGAACGCATGCACACACTGGTCCTTCATGACGCTCACGCCTCCTCGTCACCGAACGTAGCGCGGTCCACGCCGAACAGTTTCGTAAAATCGTCGTAGAACGTCGCCGCGATCTCGTCATCGGGCCACGTGTTTTCGTCCCTCGGAACGAACCCGTCACAAACCTCAACAACCAGCCCCACGACGTCCGCGCCGAAACGCTCCTCCAACGTCTTCAGCTCGGCCAGGAACTCGCTCCACGCCTCGGGATTCCAGCCGCCGTCAGCAACGTCGAAGTCGGTCGTGTTCACGAAACACGTCGCGATCTCGCCGTCAAAGCACAGCAGCGAGTTCACCATGCCCATGATTATCTGCCCATAACGGCCTTCCAGCGCGTCATCCAAGCTCAACGGCTCAATCTCGCGGCCGTTCACAATCATCTTTCCCATGAGTATCTTCTTTCAAGTAGCGCCGCCCTGATACGCTAGGACGGCTGACAGTTAGGACAATCAGCATCGAGCGGCAGCCACGACAGCATGACGGCTGCCGCTCAGTTCATCTATGGTTTGAGAGTCAACGCAGCGCAGTGAGCTCGTCGTTCGTTTCAAGCAGCTGCGCGAAATCACGGCCCAGATCGGCTTCCACCACAGCGCGAAGATCCATGGCACGCGCCTTGATCCGTTCGCCGTGTTCGTTGAAGAACCGATACCCGATAAGGAAACGGTTCGCCTCGGCAGACGGCACATAATAGTCGCCGCCGTTAGTGCTCAGCACGACACGGCCGAAATGATCTCGCGGGCCGAGCAACAACGGCCGCTCCCACGAACGACCATGAGCCAACATGTCCTCAATGGACGAATGATGACGCTCCTGACCTTCGCCGGCACGCACCCTTGCTATCAGCATGGCGCGCGTACCGCCAGCCGCCGCATACACGGCGACGTCGCCAGTCATGAGCTCCGACTCATGCCAGATTTCCACACGATTCACCGACATAGACATGTCAATTCCTTTCACTTCATCCAAACGGTAATGTCAGGCGGCGCGATACCGGTCCGCCAACTGCTTCAGTGCGTACGCCACAATCAGCAGATTCGCATACGCCTCGATATCGGATTCGACCAAGCCGGTCACATGCTCGGCAACACTGTTGACGGCATCGTAGAAACCACGCACGCCGCGCGACTCATCCCACGACGTATGCGAGTTGCCCCACGATTCCCACAGGTCCTCCACGTCGATCGTGCTCAGCAGATTAGACGCGACAGCCGCCACGCGCAGATTCAACACATGAGCCGCCACGGCCTTCCCCGGCGTCGCCCTGAACGCGAACCCGAAATCGAAATCACGGCCGTCAACATACAGCGTGCCCACCATGTGGCCGCCATCCACCGGCCCAGACTTCCACGACACCGGGAACGACACCAACCCGGCCACGTCCCCGAACACCTCAATCACAGTGCTCTTCGCCCGTTCGATATCCATCACAATCACTTTCCTTCGTTTGTTTGGTTTGAGTTTGGAGTGTGCGGCCGCCGCCATGGCGGCCACACCACAGAGCGATGTCAGGCGGCCCGCTGGAGCCTCGCAACATGCGCGGCTATCTCAGCCTCGACAGCCTCGTCACGGCCGGAGTGCTCATACCGGTCACGGCGCAGCACCTGAATTTCGTCGCCATGCCGGAACACATAGGCCACCTTTTTCTTGCTCACAGTGCCGTCACGGTTTTCCACGACGCGACGGATAGCATGCACGGCACGATACGGCACATCCGGGAACACGTCCCGCACACGCGCAATCGTCGGGATCACAGCCTCGCTAACAGCAAGCACACGCGCGTCCTCATTAGTTTGCGGCGGCACCTCAGGAATCTCAACCGTATCCGCACTGCACTCAGCCGGCAGAACCGGCGCCGACACCACAGCACGCGGCGTAGGATTAGGCTCGCCCATATCCGGTTCCATATCGCCGCCAGCGTCCAATTCCCACGAGTCGTTCATGGCATCCATAGCCATGGTCAAACGGATCATCTCACGCTCTTCAGGCGTCAACGCGTGCACAGCTCCCCACGTATCCACGATCCAGCCGTTAGCCGCGTCAGTCTCGCACGCCGACATCGCCGCATGCTTCACGCCGCACGCATACTCGCTCACCCGCAACGGCACACCATGCGGGAACATGTCACCATGCCACGCCTCATACGCTTCAGGCTCACGCGCCGCGTCACGGTTCGAGCTGACCATCTGCCAACCGTTCTCACTCGATGCTTGCAGATAGCCACGCACATGCGACTTGCTCACAGGGAGCTGGCGCCACACCTCACGTGACGCCTCCAGCGTCCGCTCCCACAGCACACCATGCTCGGTATCCGCATACCGGATCACACCCGTAGCCATGTTCTGCCAAAGACCATTCAACTGCACTTGCTTACGCATGATTATTCCTTCCAGAAACGCCGCCACGTTGCGGCAGATGAATTGAATGAAGTAGGGGAGCTGCCGCGCCACGAGACGCGGCAGCACGTTGAAGTCAGTCAGGGTAAACCGGGCTGGACGAGACACGACGCGGCGGTCGCGGCGAACGCTGACCAATCAAGAACGCCGGCAGAGCGCACAGCACGCCGAACGACACGAGGCACGCGGACTGCACCGAACGCGTATCCAGCGTGCTCCAGCCGATGAAGACCAGGAACGCGGCGTAACCGACCGCGAGGATCGCGAAGACGATGCGGCGCACGGTCACCACCCCATCTCAGATATAGCGGCCTCAACAGTACCGCCGTCGTATGGTTCACGACCCTGAAGGAAACTCTGCTCATCGTCGTGAAACTCATCCTGAATGTTCGCGAGACTGTTGCACGCTGTGTAATCAGTCTCTGCCGCTACGTCTAAGCCGTCGCTGTTCATGAGGCCCAATAGCGTAAGTCGGCCTGTATCGTTGCCGTATGACCATACGCGCCCCTCGCAGTCGGACGTGACATAGCCGACGTGCAATGTGGACGTGTCCGCGTCCCATACCGGATGCAGATCGATGGCCATGTCCGCGTTGAACATTCCCCACACGTTGCCGTCGCGGCGTCCCGTCGTATCCAGCGAGTTGTTCGCCGCCCATTCCCGGACGACACGGCCGAACATGTCCATAGCCTCCGTTTCGGTGTAGTCGCGCGTAGCGATTCCAGCGCGGCGAAGATCGTTGTGCGTCGCTCCATTGTCCGCGAGGTACTCAGCGACGGCGCGCACAACATCGTCGCCGCCCTTGCCGTCCGCGAACGCGTACACGGCCACCTCATCGCCGCGTGAGATGGCGACGCACGCCACGACGCCGAACAGATCGGTGAGATTGACGTATAGCGCGTCCGCACTAGCGAGATTAAAAGCCGGGGATTTGAAGCTTGAAGCATGAATGATACGCATGATTTTTCCTTCTAGAGAGTGTCGCAACACTGCGGCCATGAATTGTGATGTTGTGGATTGTGATGCCCGATATGGGCGGGAAGGGCGGCAGCAATGCCGCCCTGGTGATAGATCAGACGAGCGCGACAAACGACGCCGGCATGTCACGCGTTGCCGTGTACGCCACGGGATCGCCTTGCTCGTTCAGCGTTTCAGTGACTTGGCAGCCATTCGCGCGGAGATTGCGCAGCAGTACGCTCATGCCCATGCCATCGAAAACCCATTCGCGTTCGCGTACCGGCTGCACATACGACTCTGTGTCGGGCTTCCACCCGTCCCACATGAGCAGCGTTTGCAGCAGCGGGTTCTCGCGGAACGCGCCGCACACGGCGGCGCTGAGCTTGTCATAGCCACAGCCGCTCGCCATGCCCTTTGTCGTGTCGGTCCTCACGCCGTCCAGCGACGCCGTAACCGTAGCCGTGGGATTCCAGCCCCACGTGCGGCTGCGCTTGTACTCGATGCTGATGGAAATAGTCAGGTTACGCATAGAAATCACCTCTGATTAGCTTGTATCGGCCCCCATGTGATACAATCAGAGAGCCGAATTGGTTAGTACTTTTTGGCTTCTATCCCCCCAGAGGTTGCAGCCTCTGGGGGGATTTACATTACGCCCGAAGCGGGGTAATGAGCGAAGCATTTATGTGGCGAATTGCCTTGATGTGTACAGCGTACCACGTGAGAGCGCGGACGCGCGTACACGGCGTGTCGCCTGAGTTTGAGCGGCCACGCCGCCCCGAAGGCGGCGCAGCCTGACACTTAGAGCATCACATTCAGCAGCGCGACGACCTTGTGTGCCGTGCTGACCTCGACGGCCACGCCGTCGATTGTCACCACGACCACATCACGCTCGACATGCTCGATATCGAGCGCGTGGCCGTTCACTTGCAGATGCCCCGAAATGGTGCTATTCTTCTTCATGAGTTTTCTTTCAGGCACTAACAGCCCGAAAGAAATGCCCCGAAGGTTGCCGCCTTCGGGGCATTTTCATACCCTTCGGGCCGCTCACCATCGCCACACCGTGCCCAATGTGGCTACACCACGCGGGGAGCGTGGCTAGCGCGCCAGTCCGGTTATGATCCGGTAGGTCTAAACCCACTGGCGCCAGAGCCTCACGGCTCCAACAGTTTACGTAGGTCTTTCACCTTCAAGGCGTCCGCGAGCTTCAAAGCGTTCCCGAGCGTCATGTTCGTCAGTGGACGTTCACCGCGCTCATAGTCGGCATAGTAGCCCTGAGACATTCCCGCGTGCGAAGCGAGTTCCTTTTGGGTTAGTTTCCTTTGCAGTCGCAACTCACGTAATCCCATAGCGTTTCCTTTCGGTTTCCTTAATGGTATCGCGTGGCGTTGTGGTGTGGGTAGTCGCGTTGTTCGCTACGGTATCGCGTCCGTCTACGCTACGGCTGGACTTACAGCTGTTCGCGTTGTCTTCAATTATCCGCTTTACGCCGGGGTCCGATTGTATCCAGTGTCTCTATCGGTAGGTGTCCGCGAGCGGGATGCTCGCTTTCGCCGTGCTCAGAGGTTGGGTTTACGGTTTGACCGGCTGCGCTTCCGGGCCTTGCCCTTGCTGCCTTCCGGGGGTCCTCTTGTGGTGTTCATCTCAGCTCCTTTCGTTGTTGATGGCTTCATCATACGTAACTGGATATCCAGTTGTCAAGTCAGATAGGTAAGAGGTGCAGTAAACCATTGGAAACACTAGCGCTCATCGGCGTGTCGCGTAGTGCGTATCATGTGTGTATATAGCCGTGTCAGGCGGTAGGCGTGACGCGGACATGTGTGCACGCTTGCATGCGTACGCGCATACGCGTGCGCAAGCGTGCGTACACGCGTGCACGCGCGTGCGTACGTATGCGCGTGCACCTATGCGCGCGTCGTGACGAGTACTGGGGCAGGGGAGGGTACCCCGTATAATATGCAAATGGCCGCTTGTGGTTCTGGTTCTGACTGTGAATGCGTTCTGAGACTTTTTGGAAAAGCCGTAACACGTTTCTCGAATCCCAATCGGCAGTAGGGCTGAGGCTGCAACGCTCGCTGCAACACCGGCCGCAACGTTTATTGCAACGCGCGCCGCAACGAAAAGTGTGATATGATGCCTATGGCATTAGCATGACGTTCGATCGAAGCACGTCAATCATTCCCACCACAAACACTATCTCGGGTTGGGTTCCTCACTGTCTCTTGCGGGAGGTGGCCGTCATGGGCGTTAACGATTCGGGTCCGACGCTCACGGTCAACTTCACCGACAAGGACTGTGATAATCCGTTCGGCAGTGTGGAGCTGCTGCTTCCGTTGAAGCGCGTCACTACGAGGTCGGGTGCTGTGTGCGTCATGGTTGATGCCGATGAAACGAAGCGGCGTCTGCGTGAGGCGATGATCGCGTTCGCGCAGGCGTTCGACGCGTCCTGAATATATATGCCGGTAGTTCAATGGTAGAACGGTGGTCTCCAAAACCACGGATGCGGGTTCGATTCCCGCCTGGTATGCGCCGGTGTAGCCCAATTGGCAGAGGCGGACGACTCAAAATCGTCTCAGTAAGGGTTCGAGTCCCTTCACCGGTACTTGGCCGCGTCACGCGCGAGGTTTTCTTTATTCCTTACTTTCCCTCAGCGCGTGGTGCGGCGTCCTGGAACCGTCCGGTCTTTCCCTTTCCTTCTCTTCGGACGGTTCCTTTTATCTGTGGGCGGCGGCTTGGTCGGTTTTCGGCCGGTTCGTTTCTTCTTGTTGACATTGAATGAATACAAACAGTTGCCGCCGCCTTGTTTGTGGTTGGGAGGGATGCTTTATGCCGTGGTCGTCGAGCAATCGCAAGAAACGGTTTAATAAGGGGTGGGCGAAGGTTCGTCTGAAGGTGTTGGAGCGTGACGGATATCGCTGTCAGTGGCCGGTGACGGATGCTGACGGTTTCCCGGCTGGTATCTGCGGCAGTCCGGCCAATGAGGTCGATCATATGAACCAGAGCATGGTGCATGATGATGACCGGTTGAGTCGCCTGTGGTCGCTGTGCCATGAGCACCACAACATTAAAACGCAGTGTGAGAGTACGCGTGGTAAGCGGCGTGCTGCCGAGCGGCGGAGGGATGCGGCGTTCTACGATCATCCCGCGTTCAAGTGACGTGTTCGGTCGAGGGCTGCAACCGTGAAGAGTGCGCGCGCGGCCTGTGCAGGCGGCATTACGATCAGGTGCGGTATCACGGGCATGTGCTCAGGCCGGTGCAGAAGAAGAAGAAGCTGTGCTTCATGTGCGGCACGTATTTCGACGTGGGGTCTCAGCCGAAGGATTTCTGCGGCGCGGCTTGCCGTATGCGGTATATGCGTGCGAAACGTAAAGGTAATGCGCCACGTCGTGGGTTGAACAAGGTGATTACCGCTGAGGATGTGTTCAAACCGGAGCCGGTGGAACCTGAGCCGGTGACGATGGTGTTTTCGAATGCTGATGTGTTGGCTGGATCTGATGGTGTGTGTGTTGAATGTTATGGGCTGATTGATCGTAGTGGCCCGTGTGCGTCTGGCTGGTTGTTGCCGTTGGAAGCTGGTGGTGAACCGGTGTTGGAGAACAGGGTGCCGTTGCATATCGCGTGCAAGGCTCGTTGGGAAGCGAGGACGGCGAATGGCAGGGCAAGGAAGAAGCGCATCGCGGGTAAACGGCGAGACGCTTAAATGGGATGGTTTGGTGCGTGGCCCTGAGATGCCGGGGTTGCGTCCTGATGGCAAGGAATGGTTGCCTAACTCGATTGAATACTATGAGGAGTTTCGTCGTAGTCCACAGGCGTTGAAGATGGGCACTGATTTGGATTGGCAGTCGGTGCTTGACTTGGTGTTTTTGAAGGATTGCTTCTATCGGCGTCCGGGGGCGCAGATGGCGGCTGAGATTCGTGCGCGTGAGAATCAGTTCGGTATCACGCCGATGGCGCGGCACGCGTTGAAATGGGATGCGCCTGACCCGAACCAGATGGCCGCCGGCGGTGGTGCTGATGTGAACGATGTGAGTGCCGAACGTATGAGCGGGCTGCGTAACTCGATTCTTGGCGGCTGATGACTGGGGGTGATGTGCGGTGCATGACATCATCCCCAAGGTCACGTTGGAACAGAAGCGCCGCAGTATGGGCTTCTTCGCCATTTGGTGGATTGAGACGTTCTGTGTGGTGGGTTCACCGCCTGCTGAGGACGAGCCGATGGTGTTCACGCCTGAGTACGCGGAGTTTCTAGTCAACTGTTATGCGCTGGACAAGTCCGGGCATCGTCTGTTCGACCGTGTGTTTCTGAGCCGTCCGAAGGGGTCGAACAAGAGTGGTTTGGCGGCGCTTATCGTGTTGTTCGAGGCGTTGGCCCCGTGCCGGTTCGACCATTGGGCCGAAGCAGGAGAGACGTACACGTTCCTTGGCCGCAAGTATGTGTATCAGGAGGGTGAGCCGGCCGGGCGTCTGATTCGTGGCTCGCGTATCGCGTTGGCTGCGAACAGTGAGGACCAGACCGGCAACGTGTATGACGTTGTGTACCACAATTGTGTGAAAGGCCCGTTGGCGCAGTTGCGTGGCGTCGGCTTGGACGTGGGACAGACGCGCATCATCATTCCAGAAGAGTGCGGTGGCGGTGAGATCAAACCGGCCACGAGTGGCGCTTCTTCACGTGATGGTGGTTTGCAGACGTTCACCGTGCTTGACGAGTCACATTTGTTCGTTGGCCGTGCGAAGGGCATGGCGCGCACGTTGCTGCGTAATCTGACGAAGCGTGGTATGGATGAGCCGTGGTCGTTGCAGACGACGACGATGTACCAGCCGGGTTTGAACTCGTTGGCTGAGGACACGTACCGTACGGCGTGGTCGATTGCCGAGGGCAAGGTCAAGCATGATCAGCGCACATTGTTCGACCATCGTTATGCGTCGTTGCCTATCGAGGAGTTGGGCAATGAGAAGAAGCTGGAACATGCGTTGATGGAATCGCATGGTTCGGTGATGAAATCGTCTGATGGGTACGATCATCTGATTCTTCCCGATGGGCGTATCACCCGCGTGAATCCGCGTACCGGCAAGGACGATGAAGGATATTCGTTGGCGTCGCCGGGTGTTGAGCCTGGACCGTCGAAGAACGGTTGGGTCATCATGGATAAGCCGAAGAGCTATATCCTGAATGCTGGTTCCGACCCGTCCGAGGCGATTCGTTTCTATTTGAACTCGTTGACGTCTGCGATGGATTCGTGGCTTCCTGAGTCGCAGATTCAGGCGCATTTGGTGGGTAAGGACATGTATTTGTCTGGTGACCGCCGGCAGATGATGGATGCTTGGAAGAATGTGATTCATGCTGATGATGAGATCACGCTTGGTTTCGATGGTTCCATCAGTGATGATTCCACGGCGCTTGTTGGGTGTCGTGTGCGTGATGGTTTGTTGTTCCTTATCAAGCTGGAGCAGAAGCCTGATGATGCTCGCGCGGCTGATTGGCGTGTGGATCGTGAGGCGTTTGATGGCATGGTGCGTTACATGTTCGGTCATTACAACGTGGTCGCGTTCTTCGCGGATGTGAACCCGTGGGAGAGCATGATTGACGCGTGGGAGCGTGATTTTTCCGACAGGCTAGCAGTTGGGCCTCGTGGCCGGAATAGTACGAAGATCAAGTATTGGACGAACAATTGGTCTCGGGACGTGTATCAGTCGTTGGTGAACATGGCTGCGAACTTCACGTATGAGATGAAACCTGTGCCGCGTCATGCCGAGCCTGACGTGTCGTCCATTGCGTTGCTTGCCGACCCGCGTTTGGTGGCGCATTTCCGTAATGCGCGTAAACGTGAACGTTCGTTTGGCTATCTCGTGTTCAAGGAGACGCCGAACTCGCCGGAGAAGATTGATGCGATGATGGCTGGTTTGCTCGCGTATACGGCGCGCAACAGGTATCTGACTGACGGCGTGAAGGAAGAGGAAGTGGCACAGTTCATTCCGTTCCGTGTGTACTGAAAAAAGGGGGTGCCTGTTGGTTGAGTTCAATAATCTGATAGCTGATGCTGCCGATGATGATATGGATGCGTATTGGTTGAGTGTGTTGGCGAACAAGCTCGCTGCGCGTATCCCGACGTTGTGCAAGCTGCGTACGTTCTATGATGGGCGTGAGCAGGTGCCGACTAATGTGATTCCTTCGGGGACTGACCAGAAGTCGTTCGCGATCTATAAGCGGTTCTTGGAATTGGGTACGGTGAATTATGCGCGTATCATCACGGATAACGTGTCGAGCCGTCAGAAGCCGGTTGGGTTCCGTCAGGTGTCGGACCGTGTGTCGCGTAGTGTCGAGGCGGATACGACATGGCGGCGTAATCGTATGGATTTGAAGTCTCGTCAGGTGTTCCATGATGTGGCTTTGTACGGTTCCGGGTATCTTCTAGTGGGTTCCTTGGGTGATGCTGCGCAGATTACGGTGTTGACGCCTTGGAACACGTATGTTGGCGAGGATGATGAGGCGGCGGTCTACTATTCGTTTGACAACGCGAACAATATAGAGCAAATCTCGCTGTTTCGATGTGAACGTGACAAGAACGGTGTTGTGTCAAACGTGTATTGCCGTGTAGCTTCACGCTCGGCAGATGTTCGTACATTGTTCGATGAATCGAACAGTACTGGAATCTATGAGTTCAGCAACAATGTTGATGCTCAAGCACCTGAGTTCAATCAAGGCTTCACTTGGGAGACAGGTCGTCAATCTCTCCAGTATGCCACTGATTGCGGTTACCTTCCTTTGGTTCGTCTTGGGTCTGGCACTGGTATGGGGCAGATTGAGCCGCATATTCCAGCGTTGAGCGCGTTGGATCAGCAAAAGTTCGACCGGTTCTGCATCCAGACGATGCAAGCGTTCCGTCAGCGTGGCATCAAGGGCATGAAACGCAATGTGTACACGGAGGATGACCCGCAGGTCAAGGCTGGTATGGCCCGTGCCGGCGACCCGATTGATTTCAGTGAATTGTATGCGATGGGTCCAGCCGCGTTGTGGATGCTTCCTGAGGATACGGAGATTTGGGAATCTCAGGTCACAGACATTACGCAATGGTGTACTGCTTCTGCGCATGATGTCAAACAGTTGGCGGTATCCACCGGCACGCCGTTGGATATTCTCAGCCCTGATGTGGCAGGTAGCGCCGAGGGTGCTTCGTTGAAGCGTGAGAGCCTGCTTTCCAAGGTTGAGGATTTGAACGCGCGTGCCAATGATGCGTTCATTCGTGTGTTGCGCATGGCAATGGTCGCGGCGGGGAACGCTCAAGCTGCTGATGACGAGTTCGAGACGGTGTGGGCACCGATTGCCGCGGACAGTGACTTGAACATGGCGCAGGCGGTGAATTATGTAAAGGATGTGCTGCCAGTCAAACTGATTATGCGCCGGTTCTTGCATATGACAGAAACTGAGATTTCCGAAGCTATGCAGGATATGACCGATTCGACGTATCAGACCGCTCTCGTGTCCGCGTCTGCTGCGGCTTCCGCTGCGGAACGCACTTCCGAGCAGACTGGCAACACGGTACGCGTTGATGCTTTCGACAATGGCGTGAAGACGCTGGTCGATGTAGATGGGGACACGGAAACCGATTCAGGTGGTGAGGCTGATGGCTAGGTTGACGCCTCGTGGGCGTAAGCGTATCAAACGGTCTAATTTCGCGTTGCCGAAGGAACGCAAGTATCCGATTCATGACATCGCCCATGCGCGTAATGCGTTGGCTCGTGTCGCCCAGTACGGGACGAAGGGCGAGCAGCGTAGGGTGCGTGCGGCTGTGGCGCGTAAGTATCCGAGTCTGCGGAAGCGGGGCCGCTGATGGCGGTGTTGACCCGTGTCGAGCAAGCTGTGGATACGTTCGCGCAGCAGCGGGCTGAACTGATCCAAACATATGTTCGACAAGTGTGGAATGTTTGGAAGTCGTTGACGCCTTCGGATTGGTGGAATGATTCCGTCACATTGGGGGCCGCCTCTCAGGCTGCACGGTTTGAGATGGCGTTCTTGGAGGCTGTGGGCCGGCTTGGTGTGAGCTATGCGGATGCGATGCTCGGCATGGCCGATGTGGCGTCTGGCGGTGATTTTGACACGTCGTATGTGGCGCCACGGCAAGGGACGACACCATTGGACGTCATGTTACGTCCGGCTGAAGCATACCGCAGTTTGGCGGTGCAGTCACCTTCGTTGCGTCCTGAAGCATGGGACGTGTTGGAAGGCGCGGACTTGTCCACGGTGACGGGCTGGCTGAGGGCTTCCCTTGACAGGCTTGAGGACATCGCGAACACGGACGCGCAGTTGACGGCGCACCGTATCGCGTTGGGCCGGTTCGAATCGAAGGGTGTCACGCAGTACCGTCGTGTGATTCACCCTGAGTTGTCGAAGACCGGCACGTGCGGCTTGTGTGCTGTGGCTTCCACGCGCACGTATCACACGAGTGCGTTGATGCCGTTGCATTCGAACTGCAAGTGCGGTGTCGCACCGATCACTACGGCGAATGATATTAGCAAGGATATTTCAGACGCTGATTTGCAGCGTTTCTATGACTTGGCCGGTGGCAATACCGCCGCCGACCTGAAAAGCATCCGCTTGCAGGTGCAGACCAATGGCGAACTCGGCCCCGTGCTGGCGGACGAGGTCCGCAAATCGGGTCGCACTGTGAGCGACTGGACGCCGCCTGACCGCAAGAGCACACGGGAACAGGCGAAACGCATCATACGCAACTATCGGGCCTACGATGCCATGTACCAGGAGCTGTTGGACGGCAAGGAACAGGTTAAGAAGACCATTGATGGCCATACCCGCATCTTCAAACAGACACGTAGGGCGACGATGGTGCAATCACGAAACTTCTACAGGAATTATGTTCAGGCCCTCCGCAATGAATGGCCCGATCTGTGACAGGGAAAAGACATCAATCGAAAGGACGACATGTCTGAGAACAATACCGAGGGAACCACTGCAACCGCAAAGGTCGAGGAACCCGACACCATTGGTGTGCCGAAGAACATCGACACATCCAAGCCGGACAATGTAAACGACACCGGTGCGAACACGCCGGAAGACGACACTCCGGAAAGCGACCTTGAGCATTGGAAGCGCATGAGCCGCAAGAACGAGAACGATTTCAAGAAAGCCGCCAAGGAACGCGACAGTATCAACGCGCAGTTGACTGAGGCAAACATGCGTATCGCCCGTCTGACCGCGCAGCGTGAGCACCCGCAGATCACTGACGAGATGTTCGACAAACTGTGCGCCGCCGACACCCCCGAAGGGGTTGAGGCATGGGCGTCAGCCTTCGCCGGTCTTGTGCCTGAACAGACGAAGACTCAAGCGGAGGAACCCAAGCGGGAGGAACCCGCAGACACGCAGAAATCTGAAGAGAGCTCAGCGGACGAGCCGAACGCTATGGGCATTGTCTATGGCATGATTCGTGCGAATCAGATTGGCGGCGGGAAGATGAAGGGTGCAGTCGAATCCGAGGAGGACGGCCGTGAAATCGCCCGAAAGTTCGCGGAGAAACGTCTTGAGCGCGCCCAGAAGGGCGTTTCGTCCGGCAAATAAGCAACCACAAGTTTTGAAAGGATAGTTTTTCATGGTGAACATGATTCACAGCACTGGTGTGCGCACTATCGCCGAAGACCAGACTTGGCGTTATGGCGAACAGTTGCCTGGCACGGTGAGCATCACTCTTGATCTTGCCACGTTCTCCAACGCGACCAAGGCCAACAAGGAGAAGTACCTGACGGGTATGGATGATTCCGCGACCGAAGTGTATATCAAGTCCGGTCTTCCGCTCGCCTTGATTACGTCCGGCGCGTCGAAGGGCTTGTATGGCCCGTATGACCCGGATGCGACGGACGGTCGTCAGGAACGTGTCGCAGGCTTGTTGGAATCGCAGATCAAGGTGAACGTGACCCTCGGCGGTTGGGAGGTCGAAGACAGTGAAGTGGTCGGCATGCGTTTCCGTGGCAATGTGATTGTCGTGAACCTGCCGGTCATTCCGGCTGACACGGTTGCGTGGGATGGTGATTTCGTCTCCGTTGACCCGGATACCGGCACCACGAAGCGTCTTCCCAACACAGTTGCCGCCGCTGCGGCGAAGTCCGATGCGTGAGGCCGCGACTACAGGCATTGAGTTTTGACACCCGCCCATTGTGGCGGGTTTTTGCATATCTGAAAGGAATTAACCTATGGCTACTGTTGAGAAGACGATTCTCAGCCCTTCGGCGGCGTCTGGCATCACCGATGAAGCGTTCAACACGCTTGACGCGAAGCTGCCGTTCTCTCGCGTCCTGCCGGTCACTTCGAACAATGGTGAGAAGACGGTACGGTGGACGCCGTACATTCCCGCACCTGCCATTGATGCGATGCTTCTGCGCGCATGGGATGCTGAAGCCGGATACCTGAAGACCACCGAGCAGAGCGCGGAGAAGTACGCGGGCCTGCTTCCGATGTCGAAGAAGGCGCACATCTCCGAACGTGACCTTGTCGGCCGTACCGGTGACAACACGTTCCTTCGTACCAAGCTGTCGGAACAGTTCGACCAGTTGGGCCGTGAGGCCGCAGTCAAGGTGGAACTGTTGCGTATCGCCGCGATGGTGGACGCGAAGATCTCCATCAAGGAGAACGGCGTTAACGCCACGTATGATTTCGAGCGTCCTGCCGCGTTGCATGATGTCGCGCCGGCGAAGAAGTGGAATGCGTCTGGTGCCACCCCGTTGAAGGACATCAAGAAGTGGGTCAAGTTGATGGCTGACAACCATGGCCGCACCCCGTCCGCTGTGCTCACGACAAGCGCGGTCATCGAGGCGTTGACCACGAACGAGGAGATCATCACCGCGTTCACCGGTCAGAACATGGCCAACAGCCCGTCGTTCATCTCCCCGGCCAATGTTCGTCAGGTGCTTGCATCCTATGCTGGCTTGACTGACATTCAGGAGATTGACCTGATGTACACGCAGTTGGAACGTGACAATGGTATCCTGCTGCCGGTCTCGGTGAACTCACTGATTCCTGACGCGACGTTCCTGATGTTCTCCAGCTTCAACGACATGACGCTCGGTTTTACCGCGTCCGGTCCGACCGTTGAGGCGGCCGACCCGGAGTATGGCATCAACCGTGCCGACAACAGCGGCATGATCGGTTTGGTCATGAGCGATGCTGCGCCTACCCGTTACGATGTGTGGGTGAACGGCTCGTACATGCCGATTCTCCAGCAGGCTGTCTCCACGTTCAAGGCGAACGTGCTCTGACCTTTGGGGGTGGTGTGCGATGGCGGTTGATGTTTCCGAAATCGAGTGGATGAGATACATGGTCATCTATGGTGGGAACACGTCTGAAGCGTTCGCTCATCGTCTGGATGACGAGAAGTGGACGATTCCGCATTGCCTGACGGCGTGCGAGATCGCGTTCGCTGAATGCCCCACGGCCCGTTACCGGTTGGATTCCGGAGCGTTGAGTGAGATGACGTTCATCTATGTGATTTGTTCGATGGTGTTGCGTGTGGCGCGTTGGTCGATGCGCAAGAGCGAATCGAATGGCGCGTACACGCGTACCGATCAGGTCATGGACATGTCGCAGCCGGGTTGGGAGGTCAGTCCCGACTTGCATGTGACGAAGAAGGAGCGGGCGCTGCTCACCGGTATGAGTGAGGATTCCGCGCCGTTTGGCACGGCGATGCTTGGCCTTGACCGCGCGTACGGGCGGTGAACCATGGTGTTCCTGTTCGATGATGTGTTGAAGAGTGATGACGGCTCCATATCGTCTTCGTTTGATTCGTTGCCTGAACAGGCGGAATCTTCGTTTGACAAGGAGCCGTTTTCCAAGCCGACGGATTTGTTGTATTCGTCGAAGATCATTGTGCAGCTTGCCACGGTTCACCGGTCTGCGCATGGCGTGACCTATGAGTTCGGGGAGAGTTTCTACTGTTGGTGTTCCCTTGAGGGGCGCGAGCAGCAGGCGGGCATGTTCTCGATTTCGGGCAGTGAGGACAAGAGTCCGCAGTCGTCCGGTGGTCTGCGCGAGGTCACGGTCGCTCAAATCCAATGCCGTGAATGGCATGGTGACATCCATTCGTTCGTGTGGATTCATGGTGACTTGTACGACGTGGACGGCGCTCCCGAGCATCGTCGGCATGGCAGGACGCATCATTGGGAGATTCGTGTGCGTCGTGCGGCCGACTTGGGGCAGATTCCCGAAGAATACCGGTTGCAGCCGAAGCTTCCCGAGGAGGACGCGCCGGTGTGGGGCGAGAACGGGGAGGCGACGGCATGGTACGAATCCGACTCGATAGGCACCTGAGTACGAGGATCGCGGAGGAGTTCGGTCCGGCGTTGACGCGCGCTGAAGGCAAGCGGGTGTTGGCGAGGGCGAAGGCCCTTGCCGATGCCGCCGCCGTCGGACGTAACCCGGGTCATTCCGTCGCGAACCGTATCGAATGGGGCATCAAGTATCACGGTATCGATACGACGGTCGGTATGACGGTCATCGGCCGTGACGGCTCCGACGTGACGTTGGCGCACGAGTTCGGCGCGTTCAACGAGCAGGCCGGACGGTTCGTTGAGGGGCATCATGTGATGCAGCGTGCGGCGAGGGGAGGCTGACCGCAATGGTAGGCTCCATTGACCTGAACGTGTGGCCTGAGCTGCGTCCGCAGTTGGATGCGGAAAGCCTGGTCATGTCCCTGTTCGAGCAGGGCTTCGCGCAGCCGCCGGAAGGGTCGGTTGGCGAGGAGTTCCGTGCACGCGCCAAGCTGGAGACCAGTTGGACTGGCGAGCCGAATAACAGTCCGAGCGTGTTGTCGGTGTCTGACGGGTTGCCGAAGGTGCTCGTGTTCAACGAGATCGACGTGGACGTGGACGCATACGCGCAGGCGACCGACGTGGTCGTCTTCCATGTGGAACCGCCCGCGTTCGCCTCGCGGAATCATCAGGGCGCGTTTTGGGACGTGTCCATGAGCGTGCTCGTCGAATCCGTGGACGCCGATAGGGCGTTCCGTCTTGCATCCTATGTGCGGCAGCTGGTCATGTGCTGGCCGTTCATGGGGTCGACGGATGTGGGCCGTGTGGTGCAGATTCGCACGCCGCCGTCGTTCGCGAAGGCGGCCGGCGGCAAACAGGCCACGTCGAAGAGGGTCAAGCAGTATTCGACCGTGTCGGTGTGCGAGTTCGTTGTCCGCGACAACGCCTCATAGCGTCCTCGCGCTTTCTATTTCATTCCCGTATTGCCGTTTGGCATGCGGTTTTCTCATATTTTCAAGGCCATTCCGTCATCGTGCGGGGTGGCCTTTCGTGTTTGAAAGGACACAAAACTATGGCGATCAATGACAAGTCTGTGCACAAGAGCACGTACGGCACGATCTTCTACGCTCCGGTCGGCACCGCTCTGCCGGACAATCCGCTGAAGGCGTTCAATATCACCGCCGACGAGGTGACTGTCGGTACGGGCGCTGATCAGGCGACGTGGAAGAACCTCGGCCACACGTCGGCGAACAACATGGCCGAACTGACCATCAACCCGGGTGACGCGAACTCGTCCGACACGTGGATCAAGAAGAACTTCCGTACCACGTACGGCGACGCGTCCGCGCAGTTGAGCGTCAAGGCGTTGCAGATCGACAAGGAGACGTTGCAGCTGGTCTACAACGGCACACTCGGCGCTGATGGCGGCGTCGAGGTGGACATCGCCGCGAACCCGAAGATTCTCGCGCTGGTGCTTGTAGCCCAGGAGACGCCGGACGATACGGACCCGGCGAAGTGGCTCGTCGAGATGCGCCGCACGTCCATCACCCCTGACGGCGGTCCGACGCTGTCGCGCGACGACTTCGTCGAGCAGGGCCTGATCGCGCAGATCGAGGACCCGGGCGACAACAAGAAGCCGCTGCACTTCGTGATGCCGACGGCGGCCTGATTGATGCTTCCCCTTGTGTCTTCTCTCCCGCGAGGCACGAGGGGAACCCTTTTGTAAGCGGGGGATTGTTCATTGGTACTCAAGGCGGGAGAGAAAGACATGGCGACTGATAATGGCGTGCAGGTCGAGAACATCGAGGAAAAAGAAGAAGTCCACATCCCGGAAACGTGGGAAGCGCTCGTAGGGGACACTCCGGTCCTGACGGGTTTGCCGGAGCCGAAGCCGGCGCGCGAGTTCACGTTCGCGGATGCGTGCGCGTTCAATGAGGCGCGTACGGAACTGCTCGCGGTCTGGTCCGCTCAGGAACGCAGGCGGCTTGACGCGGATGCTGGTACGGCGCAGACGGCCGTGAGCATGGTGAAGGAACGCAACGAGACGGTCGGGCGTATGCTGGGCTTCCTCAAGTCCATTGTGCCCGACCCGGCCGGTGTGGATGCGTGGACGACGGGCTTGGACCCCGACATCATGTTCCTCGCGTTCCTGAACGTGGTCACGTATTATGCGGACCAGTTGGGAAAAGCGTCGGCGTCGAAGGCGTCTTCGACGGGTACGAAACAGAGCTGACCGCTGATTTCCAACGGTTCTACGGGTTGGACGTGACTGACCCGTCCGGGTTGAACGTGCTGCGTTTGACCCGGCTTATCGAGGGGTTGTGCATGATGCCGGACAGTCTGTACCGTGCACGCCTGCTGTCGGAAAGCGACACCGACGACGAGGGGTCGGATGCGAAGAAGCCGGTGGTGTTGCCGTGGCTCGGCTGGGATGCGAAGACGATGCTGCTCACCGATGTGCGCAACCTCGTCGAGGCGTGGAGCCTCGCTCAGGCAGGTGATGGCAAGACCGACCCGGCTCCGGTGCATTACCCCTCCTATAAGGAACCGTCCGAGCTGCCTCGTGGCGAGGTCGGATTGGACGATTTCATGATGACGGCCCAACTGTTCGGCATGGGCTGACATCACCCCCGTCTTGGTGCGGGGTCGCCTATGTGAGCCAATTGGTAGGCGCCGCGCGTATGCGGTGTGCCGGTTCGAGTCCGGCCGTAGGTGCTGACACATGTTCTGTAACGGCAAAAAGGGGGCTGCACATGGCTGCTGGGGTCAAGGCGGGTACCGTCTACATCGACGTCGAACCGGACACGAGCGGTTTCTACCGCAAGGTGAAGGCCATGCTGGAACGGCTCGACGACCATCGCATCGACTTGGATGCCGACGTTGATCTGGCCGGGGTGCGTTCCAAGCTGGAACGGTTGCAGCGTTCGGGCGGCACCATCGAGTTCGACACGCATGTCAACACGACCGCGTTCGACAAGGTGCACAAGCAGCTCGCCGAATTAGCGTCGGCCACCGACATCGACGTGGACGTGGACACGTCCGATTTCGACAAAAGCCTGAACGAGGCGATGAACCGTCAGCGTGCCCGCGTGAAGTCGCTCGGCGAGGAGCAGAAGCGCACCTGGCGCGAGGGGTGGAAGTTCCTTGACGAGAACACGGCGAAGCACAAGGAACTCAGCGATTCTATCCTTTCCAACAAGGTCGCCTACGCACAGCTGGGCAAGTCGATCGAAGAGGCCGTGGCGCGTCGCAACTCGTTCAAGCGAGGCACGGACGAATACAAGTCGTTGAGCGAGGAAGTGAAGGCTCTTCGCAAGGAGTACGCCAAGCTCGGCAGGAGCATCAACAAGCAGAAGAAGGAACTGGTCTCCACCGAGGAGGCGCGGAGGAAGTTCCTTGGCGACCATGAGAAGAAGCTCGCGAAGATCAACGCCGAATATGACGAGCAGGCGAAACTACTTCGGGACATGCCGGTCAAGGCGCATAACCGCCAGTTGAAGGAGTTGTCGTCGAACCTGCTCAAGGCCGAAGGCCGTGTGGATGCGTTGCGCCGCACTATGAGCCGTGTCCAGTTCATCGACACGGATAGTCAGGTCAAGGCCATCGATGACATGTCGAAGCGCGTGAGCGCGTTCCAGAAGCAGTTGCTAGCCGTGCAAGACAGTCCGGCGGCGACGGTCAAGTTCAGGACGGAACTCGACGAGAGCGGGCTGCGTGAGGATTTGGCGCGCTTGCAGCGTGACATCGAGGTCGAGGTGCGTGTCAACGCACAGCAGGCCGCGTTGGAACGGTTGCAGCGTGAACTGTCCGAGCTTGAGCACAAGCGTGTGAACATTCCCGTCGATCTGAAGGTGGACTACGAGACTGCGATAGCGGAACGCAAGCGCCTGATCGAGCAGATTCGCAAGAATCCCGAGCTTGATTGGGAAGTCAAGTCGAACGTGGACATCGACGAGGCGAACGCGCGTCGCAAGCTGCGTGACCTTCAGAACGACTACGAGACGCTGAGCATGGACGTGGATTTGGAGACCGCGTTGGCTCGCGCCCACTTGGCGTATTTCACGCGTCCGCGCACAGTGGATATCTTCGCGAAGTTCCATGGCACGGATTTGGGGAAGATTCTCGGCGGTATGACGGCCGGTGCGACCGGTTTGCAGGGTGTGCGTAACCAGTTCCAGAACTTGGTGAACCTGTTCGACCGGTTGGACAAGGTCGTGCCGAAGGTCGCGCTCGTAGGCACCGTCCTGTCTGATGTCGCGGCCGGTGCTATCAACCTCGCCGGAACGGTCGGCGGGTTGGGCAAGAGCATCGTTGCGATGAGCAAGGCTGCGTATGCTGCGCCTGCCGCGTTGACCGGCATGGGCTTGGCGTACGCGTCCCTGCGCATGATCATCGGCGAAGAGGGCAAGGCTTGGGCTGAGAATATCAATCTTGCCGGCACGGCGCTGGAAGGGTTGGGCGAGAAGCTTCAGGACACGTTCTACGGCAAGGCCGCGCCCGCGTTCAAGGACTTCGCGAATCAGGTCGGGAACGTGGTCGGCCCGCAGATGCAACGGTTGGCGTCTCTTGAGGCCGACGTGTTCACCGGCATGCTGGACATGGTGTCCGCGTCAAACCAGGTCGGTCAGGTCGGCCGTGTGTTCACGCATGTGAATGATTCCATCAAACTGCTTGTGCCGGGTGTCGAGAGCGTGGTTCGCGCGTTCCTTGACTTGTCCGATGCGGGCGGCATGTATCTGTCGCAGTTCTCGAACTGGATCAGCCGGAACATGGAATGGTTCTCGGCGTGGGCGCGTACCGTGCAGGCCGATACGTCCACGGTAGACAGCGCCATGGCGAAGGTCAAGGAACAGGCCGGCTATCTGGCGGATTCGTTCTTCGCGTTGAAGGGTGTGCTACAGGGCGTGTTTGAGCCGTTGGTGCAGAACCAGAACGGTCTCGAACAGTTCGCGGCGACCTTGAAGAAGGCCGAAGACGCGGTCAATTCCATCAGTTTCCAGGACACGATGAACGCTTGGGTGCGTGGCGCTCAGGAGGCGCAGCATGGCATGCGGGATGCGTTCGGGCAGATCGGTGACGCGGCGAACATCATGCGTAATGATGTGGCGAACGTGATGGCATCGTTTGGTGAACTGACCGGCAACGTGTTCGGCGACCTGACCGGACTGTTGTCGCGTGTCTCCCCGTCAATCAGCAAATTCGCGGATGGTGTCAAGGACGGGTTCACGTCCATCAGCGGCGCGTTGAAGGACGCCTCGCCCATGTTCTCCCAGTTGGTGAGCATGGCCGGCGAATTGTCCAGCACGTTCGGCGGCACGTTCGCCTCCACGTTGAAGGCTGCGGCGCCGATGATCGAACAGGTCGCGAAAGCAACCGAGAGCGTGGCGAAGGCGTTCAACGCATTGCCTGATGCCGTCAAGGGTGCCGCCGGCTTGTGGATGACGTTCGGCCGTTCCGGCATGCAGGCGTTCTCGTCGATCAAACAAGGCATGTTGGAGAACATTCAGAACACACTCCAGTATCGCGGTACGTTGGCCGAGCTCGGGTTGAGCGCCGGGGAGGCCGGTATCAGCTTCGGACAGCTCGTCAAAGCACAGATCGCCATGCGTAACGGCAACATCGCCGGAGTGCTTTCGCAGACTGGTTCGAATGCGGCTGAGATGGCGTCGAACATGGGGAAGGCGACCGGTAAGGCCGGTGGTCTTGTCGGTGGTTTGAAGAACGTCGGTAGTGCGGTGCTCGGCGCGTTCGGTGGTGTGCCTGGACTGGTGGGTACCGCAGCGGCGGTCATCGGCGGCGGTGCGATCATGACTGCCATCTCCAGCTATTCGCAGCACGTGAGTGATCTCAAGAGCGTGCAGGACGGTTTCAACGAGGCGATGCGTGCCACACCGGGCACCTTGGCGCCAGCGGCGAGCAGTCTCGACGAATTGGCGAACCGGATGGATAACTTCGCGGTCAAGACGAAGGAGGCGTTCTCTCAACAGCGTAGCTTCTGGGACAATATCAACCCGGCAAGAACTGATTTCGATACGATCAATGACGCGCTCGACAAGATCGGCATGAGTGTGGATGACGTGTCAAAAGCTACTGGTGCCGGCCGCGACGAGTTCGAGAAATATGGGCGTCAACTCTCGGACATCAGCAATACGAACATGCGTAAGTATCTTGAATCGTCCGGAGACGTGGCCGAATCCTACAAGGAGCAGTCGGACGCCGCCAGCACTGTGCTCGACAAGATGAACGACCTGCGACAGACCATGCTTGACGAGCTCAAGGTCAAAGCCGTTTTAGTGGGGAAGACCGCTGAATACGTGGACCAGTTGGACGAGCAGGGCCAGTCAATACAGTCGATCAGCGCCGGGTTGGTGACTGCCGAGGAACGTATGCAGACGTATGCTGCGGCGACGTCGAAGGTGTCGCAGATGCTGAGTGATCAGCGTTCCGCTTGGACGAAAGCGCAGGCTGCCGGCAGCAGCTACTACAGCACGCTTGACCAGATGCCTTCCATGCTGGAACAGGTGCGCGCGGAGGTCGAACAAGGCAATAGTTCGTGGAAGAACATGGCGGAAGGATTCGACCTGACGACCGAATCCGGGCGGAGTGCCGCGGACGCCATGAGCGCACTTGCTTCGAACGCGAACGCGTACATTGATGCGATGGTGGCTCGTGGGGACAGTTGGGATACGGTCAACGGCAAGTATTCCGAACTGCGCAAGAACCTTGAGGAAACCGCACGTCAGGCCGGTGTCGCCGAGGAGGATGTGTCCGCGTATGTGGACACATTGCTTGGCACGCCTGAGTCCATTAAGACCAGAATCGAGCTACAGGGCCTTGAACAGCAGTCGCAAATGGTGAGCCTCATTGAGGCGATGCAGGTGTTGTTCCCCGATGGTTCACGTGACCAGACCCGCGAGTTCCTGTTGAAGGCCGTGGCTGAAGGAACGCTAAGCGTTGAACAGTTGAGCAATATGCTCAAAGAGTTGTCTGATGGCAAGCATGAAATCACGTTGAATGCGAACGGCGATCAAGCGGTCACGGTGTTGTCCGACGCTGAATCGCTTCTGCGCGGATTGTCCGCCAACACATGGTGGGCGTATGTTCAGGCGCGCGCCGAAGGCAAGAGCGACGTCGATGCATTGAAGGAGGCGCTGGAAAGCACTCCCGAGGCGCGTGATGCGTTCATCAAGGCGCATGAGGAAGGCAAGAGCGACGTCGATGCGCTCAAGGCGGCCATCGATGAGATCAACAGCAAGAAAGTCAAGATCGACGCCGACACGGATGGCGTGCCGGAGAAGATCGCGGCGCTCGAGTTCGACATCGAACGCGTCAGCAACAGCAGCGGCATCAAAATCGACGCCAACATCGACCCGGCCATTCGCAAGATCGCCGAACTCAACGGTTGGGTGGTCGATGACAAGACAGGTGAAATCTACCTGAGTGACGACCAGTACAAGGAAGCACTCAAGTACATCGATGGCATCAAGCTCGACCCCAAGACGGGTGAACTGCTTGCGGAGTCCAACGAGTACACGAAGAAGCTCGCAGAGGTCAACGGTTGGACCATCGAGGACAAGACCGGTCGCATCATCCTTGACGACGGTCAGGCGTTGTCCGTGTCCAAGGAGTTGCAGGCGCTGCTCGGCTCGATGGACGGCAAGGTGTGGAAGGCGTTCATTTCCGCGCTTGTCAGCGGGCAGAGCGAGGTCGATGCGTTGAAGACCGCGCTGGACACCGTCCCCGAGTATAAGGACGCGTTCCTCGAAGCCCACCAGAAGGGCATGAACGATGTGGACGCGCTCAAGTACGCCATCGAAAAAGTCACCGGCAAGAAGGTCGTCCTCGAAGCGGACACCGATCCGGCTAATGCGAAGATGTCCGCGTACATCAACGATCAGTCGGCTGTGAAGACGATTCCGGCTGATATTGCGCTTGGTGAGGCTGACGCGCAGTTGGCGACGTGGGCTTCGGTGGTTGTGAAGAAGCCGGTGCAAACCGAGGTCGAGCAGCCGTCGCTGATGGGTACGATCGCGAGCATCACTTCGTTGATTACGTCCACGCTGATTCCTCCGGCGAAGATTCGCGTCGAGGGTGATGACACGGATGCGCAGACGAAGATCAACGCGGTGCGCGCGTTCGGCGGGAAGATGCTTGCCGAGATGTGGGCGCATATCCTTGGTGAGGATTCGCTTGCGAGGTCGTCGATTGGTGCGATTGCCGCGTATGACGGTCGTACGATCGCGGAACCTTGGGCGAGGGTTCAGGGTGAGCATACGTTGGCGTCGGCCGTTATCCGTGCTATCAGCTCGTTCAATGGCAAGACGATCGCGAAACCTTGGGCACGTGTGCAGGGTGAGAACGCGATGGCCCGAGCGGCCATTGCGGCGGTTCAGGTGTTCAACGGTTTGACGATCGCGCGTCCTTGGGCACGTGTGCAGGGTGATGATTCCGGCGCTCAGGCGGTGTTCTCCGCGATTGCGAGTACGAACGGGTCCGTGTTGGCTACCCGCTACGTGGATATCGTGACGCGCAGCTCGGGCGAGGTGAAGGCGGCGACGGGTGGTCGTATTCATGGTCCTGGCAGTGGTACGTCGGATTCGATTCCGGCGATGTTGTCGAATAACGAGCATGTGATTCGTGCGGCCGCTGTGAGCAGGATTGACCGTGAGGTGGGCCCGAATTTCCTGAATGTGCTCAACCGTACCGGTGATCTGAGCAAGGCGTTGGCGAACGCGAACAATCGGTATTTGGATTCGGCCCGGTCGTTGGCGCGTGGCGCGTATGCGACGGGTGGCAGGGTTCGAACGATGTTCTCGGGAGCGGCGAACGTGCATGTCGATGGTGGCAAGACCGTGAACCAGACGTTCAACCTTCAAACGAAGGTTGTGCGTTCGGATCAGGATTTGCACGCGGCGGCACAGATCGACCGTGCCGCGTTGATGCGTAATGCGAGGAGGGAGGCGAGGCTGTGAGCGTCGCGTTTCTTGAATTGTCGGCGAATGGTGTGGCCCCGGTTCGTTTCGAGTGCGAGCCGGGGCCGGCGCCCCGCTTGTTCTTCCTTGAGGAGGGTGTTGATGGATGGTATTCGACGCCTGATCTGAAGGTGAGCACGGTTGAACGCGGCAATGGTGATGGTGCGCATGATGTGCCGGAGTCGTGTATCGATTATGCGACGCGTACGGTGCAGGCGACGGTCGGCGCTTTGGGCGGCAGTCGTGCTGAGACGTTGCGCTTGTGGGATTCGGTGCGCCGGTTTGCGCATCGGCTTGTCAGGTTGCGGCTTGTGGATGACGATCATGATTGTTTCGTCGAGGGCATGCTGCGGCTTGAGGGGCCGGCCGAATGGGAGGCCGATTGGATGCAGGGCGTGGTCACGGTGGTGTGCAACCGGCCTGAAATCCTTGCGACGTCGCCGCAGACGGGGCAGATGCTGCCCGTGTTGGATGTGGCGGACGGCAACGGCCTGTCCTACAACCAGCGCGGCTTGGAGACGTACTGGACGGGCGAGCCGAATAATTCAATATCGGTGTTGCGTACGGATATGCTGTGTGGCACGGCTGGGTTGGCGTATCCGTTGAAGTATCTGACACGGCGCAAGATCGTGCGTCCGAATCAGGTCACGTTCACCAATCAGGGCTCCTCGCCTGCTTATCCGGTGTTCACGTGCAACGGGCCGATGCCGAACGGTGTTGACCTTGTGGTCGAGGGTACGGGGCAGTGGCTGCGTTGTTCGCAGCCGGTGTATGGCGAGCCTCTTGTGTTGGACTGCCGTAGCCGTACGGCGCAGGTGGGTGGTTTGGATGTGTCGCGCACGCTTGTGTCGCGTGGTTTCCCCATAGTGCCGCCGCACGGGAGCGTGACGGTGACGTTGCGCACGTCGGGTGACGGCTGGGTGGACGCGTTGATGCGCGATACATGGATGTGACCCACTGGTTTTCTCAAAGGGCTGCACCCGGTCGGGGGCGGCCCTTATCTATTGGTTTTCTTTGATTAGGGGTGGACTTATGACTACGGCTCTTGGCGTGTCCTGTGATGATGACGGCAACGGTGTGACGCCGTTGACGCATCGGCATATCATCGGTGGATTCTTCCAGAACACGGGCATCATGGACGGTTTGGCGGTGTCGGGTAAATCCGATCTGACGTATCAGGTCGCCGCCGGTGTGGCCGTGTGTTCGCGTGGCGCATCGGACGGCAAGATGCTCGCGTACTGGCCCGGCGGTGCGACGACGGCGGTTGCGGCGGGCGACCCGTCGAATCCCCGCATCGACGTTGTGTGGATTCGGGCGTTGAACAAGCCCGAGTATGCGGCTGATGCGGATAATCAGGTGCATGTGGGCGTCACGCAGGGTGTGCCGGCTGCGTCGCCGGTCAAGCCGACGATTCCGACGGACGCGACGGAAATCTGCCGTATGCTGTTGCCGGCCGGTGCGACGGCGACGAACGCGGCGACCATGATGGGTGATGCGTCGTATGCGTTGCCGTACGGTGCCACGTTGGGCGTCCTGGCCGAGAACTGGGACAGGCGTTCGTTCGCGTGGACGGCGGACAAGGGCGTGGTCGTGCGCGAGCAGAAGGTCACGTTCACGGTGCCGACCGACCGTCTGGTGCGTTTCTGCTACAAGTGCAACTTCTCCGCGTCGGCGCCGACGGCGACGAGCGTGAGCGAATGGGCGATGCAGTTCTATTTGGATGGGCGGGTGCTGGACCATTCGGCGACGAATTTCGTGTCGCACAGCACGTCGTGGACGACACATGAGACGAGTTACGTGGCGGTGGTGCCTGCGGGTACGCATACTGCGGAGATCGGCGGATGGTTCGGGTACGGCAACAAGCCGAATTTCCATTACAACGATTCACAGTCGGGGCCTTCGGGCACGTGGACTGGGCGCAGGTTCCTGCTGGTGGACATCGGCGCCTCCGCCTGACAGGAGGTGAGGCATGGCGTATCGTGACGGTTGGAATTTCTTCCTGTATGACACGATGACGGGTTTGCTGGCCGAGCAGATCGATGTGCCGGCGTTCACGTGGAGCATGAGCGTGTCCGACGCGTCGTTCTCGACGACGAAGGACAAGGGTTTCGGCATTGATGACGTGTCTGGTTTGGAGTTGCCGTGGGGGCAGATTCCGGGCGTGGACGCGTCGGCGCGCGCCTCGGCCCTGATGCCGTACAAGCGTGGGCTTGTTGCGTTCTGGCATGCGCAGACGGATGATGTGAACATGCCGGGTCGTCCCGTGTTGGGCGGCGCGCTGGGTGTGCGCAAGTCCTCCCAGTTGGATGTGTCGGTGCCGTTCGTGTCGATGCTCGCCATGCTGGAGGACCGTTATCTGGTGCACGAGGGCTGTTTCGGCAAGGGGGCTGGCAACAGTTCGCCGGACGAGTTCCGGTGGGTGGACCTGTCGTATCGGGCGTTGGCGTGCGAGACGATTCGTCAATGCACCGAGGTGAAGCCGGGCGGTGAACTGCCCATCGACTTGCCGTATCTGGGCGAGAAGGGCACGCATCAGCTGCCCGAGGTGGCGGGCGATGAGGAGGATGCGACGAAGTCGTCCGAGAAGACCGTGAAGAAAGTCGAGAAGCCCGACGGATGGGTGACGACCACGACGGAGGGCGACACGGTGACGGTCGTGGATCACACGGACAAGGTCACGTCAAAGACGGTCACAGTCAAGGAAAAGTACACGGTGTGGCAGAACGGCAAGCGCGTCACGCGCACCCGTGACGTGCAGAAGACGATCCGTACGGGCCGTACCGTGACCGAGGTGAAGACGGTCACGAAGCCCAAAGGCAGTTATCGGATCGAGAAGACGGTGACGAAGACCGTCACAACATATTCGTATGACGGCGCCGGCAAGGAGACCGGCAGCACGAAGAAGACCGAGGGGCCGACGACGACCGTGGAGCAGAAGCCGGTCGAGGTGCGCTACAGGGATTTCAACGTGACGAATCATCGGTGCGCGGACATCCTGCGCGCCATCGCGAACAGCGCCGGCGGCCCCGACATGCAGTTCCGCCCGTACCTGACCGAGGACGGCCAGCATATACGCTACCGGTTCCTCGCCGGCTCCGACGGTGACGTCTACTTGCATCAGGACAAGCGCCTGAGCTTGGCGTATGCGGCGGGCGAGGCGTGCACGTTGGGGAACATCACGGTGGACAGGGCGCAGCCGATGATGCGCGTCTACGGTGTGGGAGCCGGTACCGGCAGCGGCACGTTGACGTATCTGGCTGAGGATTTGTCGTTGGTGAACCGGCACGACCCGTGGCCGCTCGTTGAGACCACGTTCCAGGATTCGAAGGCGGAGGAGATCGGCCTGCTGCGCGGCGGCGCCACGGCCGTGTTGCACGCGAATAGGGAGCCATTGATGCAGGTCAAAGGAGAGATCAACGCGTTCGACGAATCCGCCGGCATCCCGCTGCATCCCTTGGGGTCGTTCTGGCCGGGGGAGATGTTCGACGTGTCGATTCAGGGCTTCCCTGACGTGCCTGACGGCGTGTACGGGATGCGTCTGATGCAGATGAGCGGAGATGAAACGGGCAGGGTCGAGCTGACGTTCGATATCATGACCGACCCTGTGACCTGAGCTGAGGGAGGCTGCCGTATGGCGATTCACGAGGAATTGAACCCGGACGATGCGGCGTTGCCGTTCATGGCTGCGCGCGTCAACAGACTGTTGGGCACGGACAATGCGGCGCGTACCGCCGGCGTGATCGTGGTGCCCAACCGGGACGGTTCGGACACGGTGCTCGGCGTGAACGGCGTCGCCTCGTGGGTGGGGGATACGACCCCGCCCGGCCGCCCGTTGGATATTGAGGCGACCTCGCATCTTGGTACTGCGCTGATCCGTTGGGGCGGTGAACTGGAAGGCGGCATTCCGTCCGATTTCCGGTGTGTGCAAATCTGGGCGAAACAGGTGGGCGCCACGGCGGATGAGAAGACGTTGGTGGGTGTGCTTTCGTCTGCGGGTGAGGTGAACACGGGTGTGTTCGATGCGGGCACCACGTTGGACGTGTGGGCCACCGCATTGGATAACGCGCACGACCGTGATGGTTCCCCTGCCTATAACGAGTCGGTGGAATCCGAGCATGTGCAGGTGGAGATTCTACCCATCGTCAGCCAACAGGAGTTCGACGAGGCCGCCGACAACATTTTGGCCGCCGCCGATGAATCCGTGAAAGCGCAGATAGACAAGGTGAACACGACGATCACCGAGGCGCAGCAGGCGATCGAGGCGAACCGTGAGGGGCTCGAGCAGGAAGCCTATCTGCGTGCGGAGGCGGACAAGGCAGCACGTGAGACGTCGGACGCCATCAAAACGGAGACGGACAAGCTCAAGGGCGACTATGCGGATATGGCCACGGACGTCGCCAGCGTGAAGCAGGACATGCTCGACACGGTGTCGCGTGTGGAGAGCGTGGAGGGCACGCAGGAGCAGCAGGCCAAGGACATCAACACAGCGACCACGACCGCGACCAGTGCGAAGACCACTGCGGAGAGCGCGGAGCATACCGCGAACGCGGCGAAACAGCTCGCGACGGACAATGCTGCGAAGACCATCACCGGCAGTGTGATCGAGTATGCGGTGGGTGGCGCCACTGCGGCGCCGACGAGCGGATGGACGACCGGGAATGTGACCCGTCCGGCCGGCGCGACAGTGTGGATGCGCACCAAGATCACATACGGCGACGGCCGTACAACGGTGACTGGTGCGACACCGGTGACCGGCGATACGGGTCCCATGGGGCAGCAGGGCATTCAGGGCGTGCCCGGTGAGACCGGTCCGCAGGGTCCGCAGGGCGCCACGGGTGCGACCGGCCCACAGGGGCCGGCTGGCCCGCAGGGCCCTCAGGGTGTGGCCGGCGAGACTGGTGTGAGTGTGACCGCGCTCACCACGTACTATGTGCTCGCCGTGAGCAAACCCGCCAAGCCCGCCGGCAAGAACCCTGAGGGCGCATGGACTACCACCGAGCCCGCGTTGGATCGGGCGAGCAACCTGTGGACGTCCACGCGCGTCGACTACAGCAATGGGCAGTGGGCGTGGACGGACGTCACGCAGTCCGGCGCCTATAAAATGGCGCAGGCCGCGCAGAACAGCGCGGAGGATGCGGCGAGACTCGCGCAGAACGCGGACACGCTCAGCCAGACCACGGCCGGTGAGGTCGACCGTCTCGACAAGGCGCACGCGATCACTGCGGCCACTGCGGCCACTGCGGCACAGAACGCGGCCAGCGCGCAGGCTCTGCTCAACGTGTTGTCCTCGCAGGTTGAGGAACTGCTGTTTAACGGTGGATTCGAGCATGGCGCGGATGGCTGGACGACGAATGTGGCTGGGGCTGGATTCACCCAGCAGAGCCCATGGTGCCGCTCCGGTGGGTGGCGAGCCTATCTCAACGGCAGTGCGGGCACGCGGGAGCTGGTCAGCACGAAGCCCGTCGCGGTGACGGTGGGCAACCGGTACCGGTTCCGCGTGTGGTACAAACTATTGACCGCCCTGTCAGGCAATGACAATGGTGGTTTGCGCCTGCAGTACACGTCCTCCACCACGGTCACCGACAGCACGTCGTGGACTGATTTCAAACCGATCGTCAACATGGTATTCACCGGAGATACGTGGACCGAGGCCGTGCAGGAGGCGGTCATCCCCGACGGGGTGAAATGGGTGCGCGCCAGGATTGCGTTCACGTCGCCGGTGGACGCGTATTTCGACGACTGCTCGCTCACGGACGTGTCGCTCGTCTATGAGGCGGAGCAGCAGGCCGAGCAGGCGACCCAGCTCGCCCGCAAACTCGAAACGGATCTAGCCAACTCGAACGCCCGCCTCGAGGCAGCCGAGGCGGCCGTCATCGGTGCGCAAACCACAGCGGACAGTAAAAACAAACGGTTCGTGCAAGCCGCGCAACCCGAGTATGATCTGCTCAAACCGGGTGACGAATGGTGGCAGACCAGCTCGAAACCACCCGAAACATATTGGATGGGCGAACCGAACAATTCCGTGTCGGTGCTCGTCGACCATTCGGGGGAGGTCGAGCACATCTGGACCTGGAACGGCACCCGGTGGGCTGACCTCATGCTCGCCGCCGACTCGCTGTTCGTGCGCGGCACTGTGAGTGCGGGTCTCGTGTCGGCGGATTTTTTCGACGGCGCGGTCGTCAAGGGCGGCGCGTTCCTGACGAGCAATGAGCGCATTCAGCTCAACAACAACGGTTTCGTGATGGTGGACTCGGCCGGTAATCCGGTTGTCACATTGGACGCGAAAACCGGTGAGGCTATCCTGCAATCGGTGAACATCATCGGCGCGGGCATCAGCACACCGGCGATCAGCGGCGGCAGTATCGAGGGCGCCGACTACAAACTCACCACTGGCAGCGGTGCGGACAAACACACCGTTGCCCGCCTCAACTCGGATGGCGTTGTGTTCGGTGACCATTTGTCGTATGCGAAAAACGATGACGGCCAGTGGGTGCTCTCCCTCAAAGGCGCCATCCAGTCGGGCGGGGAAATATCGGGCGCAGCCATCACCGGCGCGGTCATTCGCACGAACACCGAGTGGCAGTCCAGTGAGGCCGCGAAGAAATACCGTGGTCTGGTCATCACCGACGGCGGCATGTTCGCGTACAAGAACAATGGCAAAGAGGAATACTCGATGGCGTTCACCGCAGCCACGGGCGAGCTCAAACTCGACGGCGCCATTTCCACGAACGCCGTGTTCAACGCGCCGACCATTTCGGCAGGCCAGATGGTCGGCACGAACATCTACACGAGCACGGACGCGGACAACCGGGTGAGCATCACCTCGGCCGGGTTGACGGTCACGCATGGCGGCCATACGGTCATCAGTTTCGCGGCTGACGGTGCAGTGGACTTGGGCACGTCGGGCATCGCGTCGGATAGCCGTGTCTCCGACCTGACCGACGAGGTGCATGATTCGTACACGCCGCTCGCCACGTTCACCCAGACGACCGACGCATTGGGTGAATCCGTCACGAATGTGCAGACACAGGTGGGGGCAGCCGCAGACCGGTTGGACGAGGAGATCGACGCACGTAAACAGTACATGCAGTTCGACCCGAACAACGGGTTGACCATAGGCGACCTGACGAACGCTGACGCGTACAGCGTGCAATTGACCTCGACGGCGATGCAATTCCGTGCGGGCAACACGGTTGCTGCCTACGTGTCGAACGACCGGTTGTACATCAACAATGCGGAAATCGTAAACACGTTACGTATCGGTAATTTCGCGTTCCTGCCACGCGACAACGGGCACATGAGCCTGCAATACGTCGGCGGCAGCGCAACGGTTCAGGAGGTGTGACATGGCGCTCAGTGAGAACAACGGTACGGGTGGCAATGTCGGCAATTGGCATGTGCGGGGGCATTCGAAGATCACCGCGCAGGACAACGGGTCGGCCACCATCAAAACCACCAGTTCGATCGAATCGTTCGGCGGCTACTGGTATTCCGGTCTGAACATCCACGCCGGCGCGTGCGTGAACGGCCAATGGGCAGGAGTGGACAAGACCGGCGTGAACGTTAGTGCGAACAGCCGGGTCGAACTCGTGTCCAAGACCCTCAAGGTGTCTAAGACGCGTAATTGGCAGAGTATCGATTGTATCGCGGATGTGCGGGTCAATGGGTACGCGTCCGGGTTCAGCCAGGTGCATGTAGCCGTGGACGTGCCACCCAAACCCTCCCACACGGTCTCGTATAACGCGAACGGCGGGTCTGGGGCGCCGGGCGGTCAGACGAAATGGTGGGGTGAAATCCTCACCTTGTCGAACACGCGGCCCACGCGCGCGAACCATACGTTCCTCGGGTGGGCGACCAGCGCGAACGGTGCGGTCGCCTACCAGCCGGGCGGCCGGTACGGTGCGGACAACAACGTGACCCTGTACGCGAAATGGAAGCTCAACGCGACGGCGCCTACGATTCCCGCGTTCAACGCGGTGCGTGTGGACGCGGACGGCAACGAGTCGGCGTTCGGCACCAGTGTGCGGTTGGGTGCGCAATGGCGGTGCGACACCACCGGCGACAGCACGAACACCGTACAATCGGTGAAACTCGCTGTCCAGAACACGGATGGCACATGGACGGAACAAACCGTCACCGCCAGTGGCGACACGGGCACCGCGACCCTCACCATGGCGAACCTGTCCGCGGATTCCTCGTGGAGGTTCCGCGCCACCGTCAAGGACAAATACGGTACCGTGAGCGCGTTTACCACGGTCGGCCCGCAACGCTTCATCATGGATTTCTCCGCGGACGGGCGTGGTATCGGTATCGGCGTGGCCGCCCCTGAGACCGGGGTGAGCATCTACGGGTCGCCGGTGTTGATTAACGGCTATGACCTCGTGCCCAAACTCTACCAGTCCAACCAGTTCCTCACGTACAACAGCGGCTTCTCGGATTACAAGGGTGCCGGCCATAACATCAGCCGTTGTTACGCGTTCCGTTCCGGGTATTTGATGGTGTTCCAGATCGAGGTGCGTGGGTCGTTCAAGACCGGGTACACGGATGTGGGCAAGTTGTTCGACGAGTTCATTCCCCGTACCGCGATCAACGTGACCGCCGCCTACAACAACGGTGGTGTGGGCACCGCGTTCGTGATCGGCCCGGTCGCGGACAACGAGTTTCAACCGGGCCACGTGTATTTCGGGCACACAGACAGCGCGGCCCGCAATTGGGCGTCCGCGACGTTCGTGTGCGTCACCAACCAATAACCACCAGAGAGAGGAGACCCCATGGTCGAGGTGGATGCCAATCAGGTGATCGCACGCTTGTGCGACCAGATCGCCCAACAGGCGAGGCAGATCGCCGTCCTGCAAGCACAAATACAAACCATGCAGCAGCAGGAGGGTGATGGTGATGCCTGAACTGAGGAATCTGATGCCGAATCCGAAACCCACGAGCACGGCGGCGTGGAATCCCGGCTCCGGTAAGGATATCAGCGTCAGCATGAGCGATGACGACTGGATGCGTTTGACGAATAACACGACCAGCAACGATTGTTACGTGTACGCGCAAATCCAGTTGCCGGCGGGTACTTGGCGTTTCGGCGCGGAGTTCGACGAGCCGGTCGGCACCTATGCGGTCAATCAGCTGCGTTTCATCCGGCTCAATCCGACGCAGGAGATGCAGCGCGCCACGTGGGACGGCACTCCCGGCCGGCTCGTCGGGCCGGCGAATGTGCTGCCTGATGCGTCGACAGTCGAGTTGCGTCTGATGGTCGGGCCGAAAGCGGGCGACGCGGTGCGCGTGCGCCGCCTGTTCGTCATGAGCGACGACGACTACCAGTCCATGCTCGGCAATGGGATCGCATGGTTCGACGGTGACGGCATCATCCGGGGGGGGGGGCTCCCTATAGGCGCCATTATCCACATGTGGATTGCCGCACTCTGGTGGTGGTCGCATGAGCCGAGAACTACGGAATCTGGATATCGACCCGAACGCGTTCAGGGGCCGGTACCGGTGGGGTGCGCAAATCGTGCGGGCCGAGGACGGCCAACACTGGACCTATATCGGTACCGGCAACAGTTACATGGGCTCATGCCTACAGAGTGTCGCGCAGGCGGCCCCAGTGGGCCATGTGATCGTCCTGATCGCACAGACCGACGAACCCGCATTCGCGAAATCGCAGATATGGTATGCGGACGAACTGCTCGCCATTCAGGACGGCGACACCTACATCAAGGCGGCGCGGGTCACGGAAACCGGCCGCCTGCACGAGTTGACGATCAGCGCGTGCACGAACGGTGTGACGATCCTCGGCAGCGCACTCTACACGCCAGACGACTGGGAGCAGGTGCTCAGCCTGTACCGGCGTGGAGTGTTGCAATACCCGTGGTTCGCCGGCGACACCATCGCCTAACTGCTCCGGCCGCAGGCGGTTTGGCGGTGGTCGCATGAGTACCGCCAGAACATGTGCGCGCGGCCGTAGAGAGGTGATGGTGAGTAATGGTTGAACGACGGAATCTGATATTGAATCCGCTCCCGCACTCGTCGGGGCCCATGGTGTGGCATGCGAACGGGCTTGCGTCCGCGCAAATCCAGTCGGATTCAATCCGGTTGGAATCCGACGGCAGCGAGAGCAACGCGTTCGCGTGGACGCAGATGACAGTGCCTGCCGGTGACTGGGTGTTCTCCGCGTATCTGGAGGGCAGCAGCACGGGCGGGCTCATCTCGTATGACCAGCGAGTGCTGTGCGTGACCACGGCGGAAACGGCTTGGAGATTGAACGGGTCCATCGCCTACAAGCAGTTGGGGGGCCGGTACGCGTGCGCGTTCCATCTGGACGCGGACGGGTACATCAACCTGCGCCTGTATTCGCATTCGGACGCGGGCAATGCGGTGCGCTACCGTGACTTGCTGCTGTGCTCGCTCGACGACTGGCGCGCCATGCGCGCCATGACCCCTCCCGTGGACTATTTCGACGGCGATCGTGTCACGAACCGTGACACGGTGTTTGAACAGCTCACGCCGATCAACTGATTGTCATTTTTCGAACAGCGGAGGGGAGGTGAACATCACGAATCTTTTGAGTGTGGAAGTGCTCACCGCGTTGGCCGGTCTGGCGACCGGCATCGGCGCGTCCGGTGTCGTCAGCTGGATGCTCAACCGCTACGACCGGCGGCACCCGGTCGTGGACGTGGACAAACTCGTCGAGCGCATCGAGGAGTTGAACGCGCAGGTCGACCTATCCACGTTGGCGGACAAGCTCGACGGGCTGAACAGCGCGGTCATCGAACTCGCCTACCTGCGTATCCGCGAACGCCACGAAAACGCCATGCGGCACGGATGGTTGCATCCCAACGAGAAACACGTCCTCGAACGCCTCTATCACGCCTACCACTCGATCGGTGGCAACGGGACCGGCACACAGATGATCGAGGACATTAGGCGGCTGCCCAGCATGCCACCCGGAGGCGACCCGACCAGCCGCATGTGTGACGACACGGTCGAACCCCCAGAAACCTATTGAGGCCACAGCAACCACGCTGCGGCCTCTTTCCATATCCAACCAAAACCAAAAGGGAGGTCATTATGACCATGAACGGCATCGACATTTCCAGCCACCAGACCGGCATCAACCTCGCAGCTGTGCCGGCTGATTTCGTCATCGTCAAGACCACACAGGGCAACTGGTACGTCAACCCTGACGCAGACCGCGCATACCAGCAGGCGAAGAAGGCTGGCAAATTGCTCGGCATCTACCATTACATCGACGGACGTGGCGGCGCCGCAGCCGAGGTTGATTATTTCATCAACAACTGCCGTGGCTATCTCGGTGAGGCATTGATCGCCGTTGACTGGGAAATCGACGACAACACCCAGTGGGGCAACACGGCGTATCTCGAGCAGGTTGTGCGCGGCATCATCGAGAAGACCGGCATCCGTCCGCTGATCTATGGCATGCAGGCAGGCTATGCGCAGTTGAAGTCCGTCGCGGACAAGCTCAACTGTGGCCTGTGGGTCGCCCAGTACGCGAACTATGAGCCGACGGGCTATCAGGCGCACCCGTGGAACGAGGGCGCGTATGCATGCGCCATCCGCCAGTATACAAGCGCGGGCCGCCTGCCAGGATACGGCGGCAACCTCGATTTGAACATCGCGTATATGGACCGCAACGCGTGGCTGAAGTACGCGGCGAAGAACGGAAACAAGCCCGCTGCCGCACCGTCGAAGCCTGCGCCGGCACCGGCCAAGAAGAGCGAGGACACTATCGCCGCCGAGGTCATCGCCGGCAAGTGGGGCAACGGACAGGACCGCATCAACCGCCTCAAGAAGGCCGGCTACAATCCGGCGACCATCCAAGCGAAGGTCAACGCGAAACTGGGCGCGAACAAGCCGGCAGCCCGCACATACACGGTTCGTGCCGGCGACAACCTCAGCTCCATCGCCGCGCGCTACGGCACGACCTATCAGGCGTTGGCCGCAAAGAACGGCATCGCCAACCCGAACCTGATCTATCCGGGTCAGGTACTCAAAATCGACTGAAAGGAAAACCAATGACCGACACCTTCGACGACACCCGCCACACCTACGACGATGCGGACCAGCCGCTGCCCGGCAACCTGCCCGGCGCGGAACCCTACACGCCCGTGTTCGACCCATCGGTGCGTACCGCGATCTACGTCGCCTGCACCATCCTCGGCGTCATCCTCGCGGTCGCCGCCCCGGTCGCGATCGCCGCGCACGCACCCGAATGGGCCACGATCCTGCTGTCCGCCATGGCCGGCGCGATCCCCACCGTTGCGGCCGCGTTCGGCGTCGCCTACAACCCGACGCGCAGCAATTAG